TTGTCTCTAAGTACATCCAAAGCTCTTTTTGCATCTCTAACAGAAACTTTAACGTAGAAAGGCTTTTCAGTTTCTTCGTTTGCCTTTACTATATCTGTTTCTGATTTTCTTTTAATGTATCTTTTAGACACATCGTCAAAATCCCATTGTGCTGGATCAAACTTTTCGTATTTGTGAGCTTGTTGATATTCCATTGGAGATAGAGAATCTTTGTCCAGATTTACTGGTTGTAAAACTCCCTCTTCCATTTCTTCAAACATTTGCTTGTATTGGAATCCTCCTTTAGATGGTCTGTTTGGAATAGATGGTGCAGCTTTCCAACCCCATTTTTTTTGAGGGTATATTTCTGCTTTTCCTGCGGCTAATTTTGGTTCTACGTCTTTTACTTCGTTTTTCTTCTTTTTGAAAGCTTTCGTAGTTGCATATTGTTCTCCAGTGCCGGGCGTAAATGTAGCTCCGTTAGAAACTCCACCGCCTGTTGCACTTTCCTCTGATAGTAATCTTTGTGTTGCGAATTGATTATCGAAAGGTTTCTTCATTATTTAGACACTCTTTTTAGCTCATCAATTAATTCACAATATTGTAAAATTCCAGTAATTGTTTCGTCTTTAATAGCGATGCCCTCTTTTAAAGGCTTTATGAATTTAACTACCTCTTCTGCTTTGATCTTGGTAACTTTATCTTCTACTTTTTCAGTTTGCTCGATAAGTTCTTGTTTGATCTCTTTTAACTTAGCGTTTAAGAATTTTCTTAAGTTAGCTGAGTCTGATATGCTAGAAACGTATTCTTTTAAAATGGCTTTTTGTCTTTCTGAAAGGCCTTGGTATTTCTTATTGAATTTTTCAACCAATAATTTGTATGTCAAAAGTCTGATCTCTTTGTCTTCGTTCATTAACTCTTGAACCATTGATTGAGGAGCTTGCATGTCCTTAATAGAGTCTTGAGTAATGTGCTCCAAAAGATTGATCTTGTTTAGAATGATCTGTTTGGTGTCGGAATTTGAACTATTTTGAGATTCGAATATTGTATAAACAGAAGCGTAAGGCTTGTAATTCTCTATCTTGGCTTTAAAAAAATCTTCTAGGTTATAGTTTTTCTTAATTTCTTTGATTAGGTTATACTTGGCTTGGCTGAGTGTTTCGTGGCTTAATTTCTTATACTGTTCTAAAATGGTTGAAATAAGAATCTCGGCCCTAGCTTCTGAAAGTTTTGGACTGGTTACGAAAGCGCTGTACAAACTGTACTCTTTTCCCAATTCTGTGTTGGTAAAGTGCTTTTTAAGTATTTTAACAGCTTTAGAGTCCTGATTGTTCAAAAGGTCTGAAGTTGTTTGTCTTACTAAAAGTTCAAATAAAATACCGGTGTTACGATATTTCGAATGTTTAATTCCCATAGCTATTTTGGATAGGCTTGCTAATAAATATCTAAATATTCTAATCTAGATTGTCAATGATGTTGTCTTCGCTTAATAGGCTTGATTGTTCAAAAAGTTGAGTCTTTCTAGCATTTTGCTTCTCAAACATCTTTTCAATTGAGTTTTTGTTCTGTAAATAGATAGCCATAGTGTTTTCCATATTCAAAGCTCCGCCTTTAAAAGTAACGCCAACCTTGTCTTCTTTGGTCTCAGCGTTTTGGTTATTCATATCGTAAACTCCAGATCTTCCAAATGGAGATTCGTCAGTTCCGTATATTGATTTGTACTTTTGAGGTCTTCCAGGAACTTTCATCGGCTCTTTTGGATTGGTCTCGTCATAGCCTCTAGGCACATCTAATGTACCATCACCTTTTCCACCGTATAAGCTTGCTATCTGATGTGGAGTACCAAATGCTTGGCCTGTTTCTGCTGGATCATTTCCTTCTTCTGCGATTTGCTTGTATCTAAACTTGCGTTTTTGATCTTCTACAATAAGGTCGTCTAATTCATCAAATTCGTCTTCAGAGATATTAAATACGTTCTTCCAAATATAATCTCTTGGTAAAGAAGAGTTCTCAACCGCTTGATTAGCAAGGTCAATCTTCTCTTTCATCATAGCAATTCTCTCTTGCTCGTATATGATAGAAGGATTAGTTAACTGAATATCAAAGTTGGTGATTGATTCGTTAGTATAGCCGTGAGCGTACAAGTGAACCAATGCCACTTTCTTCAATTCAGATACAATGATTCTTTGGATTCTTTCAATTGTTCTAGCGAAACGAATATCTTCAGCAGCTAAAGTTGCTTTACCAGTTAAGTCCTTTTCGTATCCCATGAATGCTTTAGGAATCTTTAACGCTGCAAATAATTTCTCTCTAAAGTATTGAACGTCTTCGATAGCGTTGTACTCAAGACCTTTTGCAGTATCAATTCTAGTAGATTGATCGTTACCTCTAACTGGGATAAAGAAGTCTTCCAATAAGTTTTGTTGGTTAAACTTCATGTTATATTGACCAGTCTGACTATCGATAAGTGGAGTTTTCTTCATCTTACCGATCATACGTTGAATATAGTTTTCAACCTCGTTTGGTGGGATGGCTCCCACGTTAACGTAGAATGTTCTTCTTTCTGGGGCACGAGTAATTCTATGAATCAACATTGCATCTTCGATTAAAGTGTATTGCTTAAATAGCTTTCTTGCAGGTTCCAAATAAGATCTACCGTAAGGTAAATAGTTTACGTCTCCAATAAATCTAAAGTGAGCCATTTCGTACAAATCAAACCAAATTCCTGGGTCTTGATTATTGTATGCTGAAGTAAATCCTGAAATGGAACTGATCGCTGCGTTAGGATCATATTTGAATCGCACTTCGTTTGGATTCTTAGGATTAAAACCTTCTTGTCTAACAATATTGTAAGCAGAGAATGGAATTACGTTGTAAACTCCAAACTTTTCTGCAATCTCTAATTTTAAATAGAAGTCACCGTACTTACACATATTTCTAATCCATGACCATAGGTTAAATTCTATGTTCATTACAGAGTAGAATAAGTTTTCTAATAAATTTTGAATGTTTTCGTCTGCAGAAGTAATGTGTAATACTTGACCTTGATCGTTCTTTAGCGTACACTCATCTGCAATAATATCTAACGCAGAAGCAATGATAGCGTCTGTATCCATTGCATCGTAGTCTGCATAAATTTGTACACGAGCTGATTGATAGTTCTGAGCTAAATTTAAGTTAACACCATACGCTGTAGACGTAGTGTATACTTTGTGGAATCTATCGATTAGCGAGTTAGTTTGAATCACACCAGAAGACTGAATGTGTTCTGTATCTATCACTTGTAAATTCTTACCACCAGAGTCTCTAATGATAACGTCTGTAGAGAAAAGTCTCCTTAACGCCGAGAATATATTATCTTGTTTGTTTTCTGCCATATCTTTATATTATAAAAGCCATGTTAAATCTTGTTGTTCGTTTCCCATTGGGGTCGCAATCTCTTGCTGCCATGGGTTATTACCATAATTAGTATAAGACTGATACATCGGGCTATCTTCTCCAGCTTTTGAGAAAGCATTTAGACTAGCGTGAGTTAGACTTTCTGCTGTTCTTCTGAATCTCAAAGAAGTTTCTCTCAAATACATAGCAATCGCAAAAGCCATTACTAAGTCATCATTATACCCTGACATAGCCTGTTGCTTACCGTTCTTCCATATAAATACGCGAAGCTCCTCTAATAATCTAACAGATCTTATAGTAACCGTTTTGTTTTCTATAAAGTCTCTCATCTTTTCTAATACAGAAGGTCTAACTTTAGGACTCATGGTAAATCCAGGTACCAAAGTTGCATTCCCGTAGTGTACTTGTAAATAGCTGTTTAAATCAGCGTTACTGTCAGATCTATGACTAAAGTGTATATTAGAGTATCCGCTTTCTACCACACCTTGAACTACGTCCCAACCAATATTTGCATTTTCAATTACCAATAAAGCTTGGTTGTATCTAGTTGCTATTGCTATAAGCTCGTTGGCAAATACTCTGGTATCTGTTTGGGCTTTAAATTCAGCTACTTGTGTCAATGTCTCTGTATCTATAACATGATAGGCAGAGTAGTCCATTGAGTCTCCCCTCGCTACGTCGGCTACTACCATATAGTATGTGGTGGGCTTAGGATATTCCCAAATCCAAAGTGCTTTTTCCTGGCCTTCTCTATTGATTGGCTCGGATATCATATTGGCCTCGTACCAAGTTAAAATTTCTGGAGGAATTACGGTATTACCTGATGTTGCGAAGTCACAATCGCACTCTTGGGCTGCCATTCTAGCGCCCAAATCAGTGTCTTGCTTGTCTCTCCAATCTTGCGCTCTTTCAGGGTGAACCGTCCAAGGTAAAGAGATTGGTAAGAAGTTATTTTTTTGTAATTGAGCGTCTGTGTAAGATTTGTGGAACCAGTTACCAACACCGTTAGGAGTAGATAACGCGATACATCCACCACCCGTAGCTAAGGTCATCTTAGCTGCAGTGTAGATAGTTTCAATATTGTCAATGAACGCGGCCTCATCTATTACCAAGAGCGACACGGCTTCCGAACGACCTGCGTCACCGGCTGCTGATACCGCTTTGATTTGAGAACCGTTTGTTAATCTTAAACTTAATGCGTTGTTAGAAGTTGCTCCAGCTCCTATCTTCATCCAGTTAGGCAAGTTATCGTAAGCGAATCTAACCTTTGTAACCATGTTCTTTGCAGTGTCCTGCTTAGTCGCGATTACAAGAATGTTTTTATCTTTTGAAAATACCATCAACCACAAAGAGTAAGCGGACACTAAGGTAGAGATACCCAACTGTCTTGACTTATTTATGATTGAATCCGGATGCTTTTGAAATAGTTTTAGAACCTTTTCTTGGAACGGATAAAGGTCGAACAGCATTCGACCTCTTTGTGGGTGTTGGATCATGTAATACTTCTTCATGAAATACACAGGATCTTGAGCGCACCTTACAAACTCTTCCTTAATTCTTTGCTTTATATCGATTTGACTCTCTGACATTATTTATGCGTTACTGCAAGACCTAGGATTAAGAATCCCATACCGAATTTAGCAAGCTTATTTATTTTGTTTTTTCTATCCAATTTTTTAATGTCGCCCTTTAAACCTTCAACAATTACTTTGTAGTTATTTTGTTGTTCTACTTGCTTTTGTATGATTGATTCGTAGTTGCCTTCTTTAGTTCTTAAAGTTACAATTACTTTGTCTTTACCATTTACAGTCGATTCTAAATTAGTGATCAAGCTGTCTTGGTTTAATACAATATTTCTAGTTCTGTCTAAATCTACTAGGTCAACTACTACTGCTTTAGAAACTGGAACTGGTAAAATAGTGGTGTCTTTAGTTTCAATTTTATATTGCTCTGCGTATCTTACTACAAAGAAACTGTCGATCTCATGAGGTCTCATTTTTGCTGCAGCCTCTAACTCTGACTTGTCTTCTTTTAATTCTTTTATCTTGCCAGATAATGTTTTAGTTTTTTGTTCTAAAACCAAGTTCTCTTGCTCTACCACTTGGATTGTAGCCTCTAAACTATCGTTCTGACCATGTAAGGAATCGATTTGAACTGCTAAAGAATCGATTGCTTTCTCGTATGACTCTGTTTTAAATCTAACACCATCAAATTCTTTAAAAAGTAACCAAATTGCTGCCAATAAAAATAAGACGATAACGCCTTTAATTGCTATTTTCATAGTTTTTTAGTTTTCTAATAAATATGTCACTAAGCTCCTTCTTCCACTGAGCTATAGACGCGCTTTTTACTAATCAGTGTAAATTGGGAAGCATTCATTTTTAGGCCATTTATGTAATACTCCTCTCTACCGTCAGCATAAATCATAGCTGGACCGTTTAAATTATGAGGTTTTCTGTTCTGACCTGGATCTTGTATGTAATGGATTGTGATGCCATCAATAGTTTTCATGACACCGTAAGTAGTCTTTTTCATATAACCAATTTAATAAATTTTCTTGATAGTTGTTAACTAAAGTCTATGGTGTTGTTAAGTTCCACATCAATTTCGTCATCTCCCATTACAAATTTAGTAAGAGAATAGATGCCCTGATTAATGAAGTTTTTAACCGAGTTATATGCGTTCTTAATAGTATCGCTTATACCCTCTTTTAATTTGGTAGGATCCGAGATTAAAGATACCACTGACCAGAATCTATATTTACCAGTTTTTTCTCCTCCTATTTTTTGAGAAGTTGATTTGAATCTTACAGTTAAATTCATTTGATCTGCAATCTTAGCTGCGTAAGAATCATTTTGAGTAGAGTGTAATTTAGGGCTGCCAAAGCCAGAATCTACTGATAAAACGTAGTCTGCACTTGCTGGGCTTTTAGGTCCAAATTTTTCGTATCCTGACATTGCCTCTTTTGCAAATGCTATTTTAAACTTAGGACTTTTATTGAATAGATCCTGAAGCTTTGTTTTCATTTCTTTGTGGGCCTTATCTCCGTCTTTTAACACTTTATTTTTACCAGCAGTTAATTCTTTTTCTACACTGCCTGCTTTTGTATATCCGCCTTCAACAAATTTTTCAAAGGTTTTTATTACGTCTTGAGCCTCTTTAGTTTTTAGAATTCCAGGTACTTTTTTAGCTGCTGCATAGAAAGTAGCAAGAGATTCGTTTTTACCTCCAGACATTAATTGAGAATTTCCTGCTTTTACAGAAATCTTTTTGTTTCCTAAAATTACATCTGTTTTAGGTGTAGTATTTGATGCACCTTGTTTTTTCCAAAAGTCTGTTAGAGTAGCTTTTTCGCCAGTTCTACCAGTAGCTCTTGCAGATTTTCCGGTGCCTAAATTTAATTTTTGTATAGCTTCAACTGCTGCGTTTACCATTTTCTTGTTGCTCTTCAACTTTGCCAATTCAGCAGGTAAAATTGCATCTTTTGGCATTGGTAAACCTGTTACTTTGTACCAAGCATAAACTAAAGCTGACTCAAAAAGAGTTGCATCACCAGTATCGGCTTCTGTTAAAAGGCCTTTAAGAATAGCGGCTTCTGTTAGAGGTTCGTTTTCTTCTTCGCCTCCTTCTTCAGTAGCTGGTGTAGTTTCAACTCCTGTTTGATCTCCACCTCCGTTATTGTTTCCACCACTTAAACTACCGTCGTCTTCGCCGTCTGCTCTTGTTCCTTGTTCTGCTCCTTCTGGTCCTTTTGTTTTTAATGGACTGCCTTGTTGTAATAATCGGCTAATGCCTTTCATTGCTCTTTCTTTCTCACCGATACTAGATAGATAGTGTCTTTTACCAGCTATTATGGCAAGGTAAGTACCATCTCCCATATAACTTAAATAGAAGTATTGGCTGTTGTGTAAAACAATTTTAAAACTAGTAGGCTTAGGTGATTGAATGAATATTGCAGTAATGTATTCCTTAAAAGCCGGAGTCATTAACTCTTCTAATAATATATTCAAAGTGTGATACTTCTTAAGAATAAAACCCATTGGGTCCTTATCGAAAGGAGAATCTGGTTTGTCTTCTTTTTCGTTAGCGCGATCGTCAGCTTTTTCTTCAGCGTTGTCTTTCTTTATTTCTTTTTCTTTGTCTTCAGCCGCTTTCTCGTCTTCCTCTGCTTCTAAAAGAATCGCCTTTAATATGTCTAAATCTTTATTCATTATGCTAATAGAGCGTGATACTCTTTAAAGTGTTTAATTCTGTCTGGTAATCCGATAGTTCCACCATTTACTCTCTTTGTAATCTTAGTTACCACATCGTCTGTAGCACCCAAATCAGCTAATTTATGCAAACCGTTTTTGCTAAAAAACCAAGCTGCAGATAATAAAGCATATTTGTCTGCAACCACTGTTGGGTTAGCAGCTATGTCTTCGTTAATAGATTTACCGAATGCAGTGTAGTTGTCTTTACCGGTTAATTGTATATAACCGCGACCACAATATTTTGCACCATCTCCAGATGATTCTGGACCATTACCCATTCTATTTCCATACACTTTATTAGCAATCTTCTCAGGTTTTCTTTCATACGCTTTAGCTGATTCTAATGTTGGAAAGTATTTCTTAAAAATACCATTTAAACCTTTTGCAGAATAGTTTAAATTTTCCTTTGTTAATCTAAATCCACCGCTTTCATGACCACACTGAGCCAAGAAATGAGCTAAACGCAATGGAGTATTGATTTGGAATTTCTCCATTACTCCAGGAATTTGTTCAATTACTTTGTCTGGTATATGTCCTTTTAATTTATCTAGATTCATGCTTATAATTATTTACTAGCGTGTTTTTTCTTTTTTTCCAAATTTAAACTTGGGTGTTGCATTGCCATTTGAGCGCCTCTAAAAGGTCCAGCTGCTTGAGCATTTTGAGTGTAACCAAACTTATCTGTTCCTTTCTTTTCCATTAAATCTTCTAAATTAACGCCATCTTTGTGTTTAGGTTCACTATATTCGTGATAGTTTTGACTTGCTTGTTGAATATAATTAGCCGCGTTTGTAATATGATCTTGAATCCAAGCTGGTATATCTTTTTCTTCTTCTCCCATTTTGTTCATCAATTCGCTAGCTGCGCTTACGATTGCTTTTAAACTGTTTTGAGCCATTGAAACTTCGTGATCCATGTTTTCTCCCATTCCATCTCCACCTTCTGCTGCAGCAATATCTGCGTCTGAAGGAGATCCGTCGTCCATTGTATCGTCTTTACCATAAAGAGTTGCTTCTTCCATATATCCACATTCCATACACATTTTGTCTTCGTACATCATAGGAGCTCCGCACTCTTTGCACACATTATTTATAGGATTCATAGCTACCATTTCTCCTCTTGATAATGATGGCATAGTTTCCATTGGTCTTTCTTCGTTACCAAATCTAATGCCTTCTTTCTTAGGAGCTTGACTTTTGAATTCAGTTTTCATACTTTTTTCAATAGCACCACCTCTTTTCTTTTCATAAGAAGAGATTTCTTTATCTTTGTTTAAGTCTGCCTTATCTGGATTTTTTAATCCTGATTTTTTGTAAGAGATTTCTGCTACGGCTTCTTTAAGAAGGTCTTTAAGTTTCATTTATTATTTCTTTTTAGATTTGCTTGCTTTTTTCCATAAACCTTTATCTGCTTTTCTAGCTCCACCTTTTCCAGTTACAAAAGAATTAACTCTTGCCATTGCCCACTGATGTTGTCCAACTCCAGGTCTGTGCCCAGTTTTCCAAGCAGCTAAACCTTTATCGTATACGCCTCTTAAAACAGATTTTGATATGCCAGTTGCTTTTGCTTTGTTGGCTAACGCTTTGTCTGCGTCGCCTTCGTTAATGCTTTCGTTCTTTCCGAATCTTTTTTCATAAGCTGAAGTGGCTGCAGATTTTTTAGTTGTGTATGGTTTCTTTTTGTCCTTGTCTGCGTAATCTGCATCCCATTTAGTGTATGCTGAAGGATCGTCATTGCTTAATTTTGCAACTCTATCGATCTCTTTTTTCATTGCAGACTTATTCTTGGTAAGATATGCCTTGTTTACTTTTCTTCCAGCTTTAGTTCTTTCTGCTTCTTCTATTTCAACTCCCAATTCATCTCTAAATTCGCTGAATTCATTGTAATCTAAACCTCTTAATTCATTTTCTACTTCGTCTTTAGACTTAGTCTTTTGACCAGGAAATAAAGCTTTAGAAACTCTATCTGGACTCTGATCGTATAAATCTAAAATAGGTTTGATTGTCATCGAACCCATTTCTAATAGTATGTCTTTTAATTTTATCATATTACCATGCTTTACAAGACCAATAGTTTGCTTTCCATTTTGGTCCAGGGTTACTACAGCCGTGTCTTGCTCTGTAAGATTTTCTATGTTTAGGAAGATGCTTTTTGATTGCGACTCCTTTTTGACCGAAGTTTACTTTAACTACGTTTCCTTTTGCGTTCTTAACGTATACCGATCTCTTTTTAGGTCCATCAGGTGTTAAGAAAGGCTTATTAAGAGTAACTTTTCTACCTTGATATTCAGCTTCTTCTAATTCCTCTTGCTCTTCCAAAGGTACACAGTTAGGAACTATTCTATCGCCTTTTTTCTTAGTACCTCTAGCTATATAGCCTTTCCAACAAGATTTTTCTTGAAGCACTTCGTTTAATAAGTGTCCTAATTTAATCACTATCTTAAGTTTTCTAATTTGTACTTAGTTGTTTCTATTAAAGCTACTATTTCGTCTACTTGATTTTGTATATAAGAGTCTTGAGGTAGTCTTTGTCTTACAGTTTCTACGTATTTAACCAAAGCTTGAAAGTATCTTAAAGGAGAATTGTCTTCTTTAACTGAAAAAGCTAAATCGTATCCTCTTATAATGCCATTTCTTCCTTGAATTGACTCAACTAAAGCGTCTACTAAATCGATTATACCATCGTAATAAGCTGCAAGTGTTAAGTGAGCTGCGTTAGAGCCTTCACCTACTGCTTGCCAATGGTATACTTGTGATTGTTGACGACTATTTAATAAAGTCGATACGAATTTTGCTACTTCTTCCATTATTTTTTATCTTTTTTTGAGTCAATTTCTTTTTCTTTCTTTGATCTTTCAACTTTTTCAAGTTTACTCATCAAATCATCGATCTTTGTAGCTATCATAGCGATTTTATCTTTGTGCTTAGATGCGTTCTTAGGATCCGCTTTCGCCATATCAACGTGCTCTTTTCTTTTCTTCTCTAAAGCGTCGATAGCAGAAGAGATCTTGCCTGTTACAGCGCCTTTCTTCTCTTCTAAAGCTTCCATCTTAGCACAATACTCTTCGTAAAGTGTTTCAGCGATAGTCATTGCTTGATCTTTATCTGGAAATACTGCATGAACGTGATCTGGAACTACTTCTGAACCACCAAGACCCACTAAAGGATCGATAGGTTGTACTAATGAAGTTAATTGACAGCCAGAATAGGGCTTTCTAACCATATATAAAGTGTCTATTGCGCCTTCTACGTTTTCTTTTTTAACTTTGGTAGGAAGTCCTTTGTGTTTTGTTGATGCAAAGTCAGTTGCCGCTTTTGGTTTCATGTCTTTTGCTACGTTTTGTGCTTTTTTGGATACGTCTGATGGTTTAACCGTTCCTTTTTGTAATCCATGAACGATTCCCATGAATTTTTGTTGTTTTTTAGATACCGCTGGCATTATAGAAAATTTTATTAATAAATATCGGTGTTTTTCATCTCTTGTAATCTAGTTTTGATCTCTTCGTACATCTTTGTCTTGTCTCCACCACCCCAACTTTCTATTTCCCCAGATTCCGAGACAAATGTATCTTTTTCTGCGTACCACGAATCAACGGCCTTCTCAAAGTCGACTAGGTTCGCCAATGCATTCGCTTTAACTATGCCCTTTTCGTATTGATCCCATTTACCTTCCAATTTGATCTTGGCTTCCATGTTAACAACACATTCCAAACACATTTTGTGAATGGAGTACATCTTTTTATTGGTTTCGGTGATTTTCATGTGCTTACCACAGTTGGGACACGAGATTGGAATCACCACCAATTTTTTTATACCATCTAATTTAGTAAGATTCTGTTTAATGCCATTCTTTATAGTCCATGTGCGTCCCTCTTCTTCCCAAACGTCTCCTTCTTTATGATCTATATGTTTCTTTTCCCAGCCTGCAAGAGTCTGCGTAGCAGCTCCTGTGTTGCCAGTAATAATGTTCCTCATTCTTTGAACATCTTTCTTGCCAAACTCTTTCTTCAAAACCGATTTTTCCATCTTACTTTTGTTTTAAGTTAACTACCCAAACGGTAGGATTTATTTTATTTTTGACCAATCCTGCTAATCTAGTGTTGCCGCCTATTAAATCGTATTTTTTACTAGAAAATTTAACTACTATTGGCATTTCTATGATGCCTTTATCGAAAGCTTTTTGAAATCTATCTTTTTTTTCTTTTGCTAAACCACTAAATTTTAAATCTACGTTACCCAAAAATTTTTTTATCGTAGAATATTTCATTCTGCGGCCTTTTCTAGCTAGTTTTATCCACTCTTTCTTTCCCATTTCTTTAAATTCAGGATATCTTTTAGCCTCGTTCCACTCAATTTCTAAATTAGGCTTCTTATAAGTTAATCTTTTTTTAGTTAACTTTTTTTTTACTTCCATTAAAAGATCCATGAGTTTTAAACTCTGGGATTCGTATATTTCCTCTCGCTCTTTACCAAAATCTCTCATTAAGATTCCAGCTTTTGCGTTCGCTTCGTTTTCTATATCAGATCCAGTTTTACCACTACTAGGATCTAGTTTGCCTAATTCGTTTTGTTTGTGGTGTACTAACTCGTGTGCTAACGTTCTAAGTACGTCTGCCATGTTTCTGTTTCTCATGTATACAGTAACATCTCTTTCTCCGTTTCTGTATCTACCGAAACTGTGCAAATTTGTAGCCCATCTTCTGTCGAAAACAAACTTTACCTTTGGCAGATTCTTTATATCTAAAGCATTTTCGCAGTATTCTACGAAATCTTTTAGTAATGCTATTTTTTCTTTAGGCGTCATTATCTTTGAACTGCTCTGTTTGCTGCAGAAAAGCCTGCACGATTAACTAATTTAACATCTCCTTTAGGATCAGCAACAACGTAGCCTTCACCACCAGCAATATCTCCTACAGAAGCTTTAACTCCTAAATCTTGAGAGTCTAACTGGTTTATTAGATCATCTTTTACTGCTATAATGCCTTTTGCTATAGAAAATACTGCATCCAAAGCTTTTGCGTTAGCATTACAGTATTGTATAATGTTGTTTCTCTTTGCATCAGTCAAAGAAGATTCTTTTTCAATGAATTTTATGAATTCTTTAGAGCTCAAAGACTTTAGATCGCTTACTTTTGAGTTAGTGAACTTATATAATAAGTCTGGGAAATTAGAAAGCTTCATAGAACTTAACTTAGACTTATCCAATAATGCGTCTATGTCTTTTGCGTAAGTAGAAATATCACTCTTTGTTTTTGATACTAAGCTAGTAGAAACTTTTGGAGGAGTTTTTATGAATACTGGAGGCACAACGAATAGACCGGAGTTAGTTGTGAACTTATAGTCAGAGATATTCTTGATTGGATACTCTTTGCCGTCTGGTGCAATGTATCTGTGTAATACAATACCCACTTTACTCTTAGCAATTTGCTTTCCCATTTCGCTATCGGTTGGTACTGTGTACGTAGTTATGTTTGGTTTGAATACAAAGTTACCGTCTTTTACTGGTGGTGTTGCTTGATATAATAGATCTCCTTTAAAATAGCCTTTTAATCCTTTTGGAAAGGCCTTTTTAAACGCATCGAACATACCACCCATGTTATTTGCGAAGTTAACGTAGTCTTTTGACATTGGTTTTCCAGATTTTTTACCTCTGTTTAAAAACATGTCTTTTAATTCTTCTCCAGATTTTGCTTTACCATCGTATCCTTTGGCAGTAAACCCAGATTTGTCAGTAAGAATGAAATTTCCTTTCTCGTCTACTCCAAATATCATGGCTGGACTTCCGTCCCACTTTACTGAGATCTTGCTTGGATCTTTTGCTACAGAAAGCATTGTTGCCAAAGCTCTTGAAGCGCCTTTGCTACCTTCCCAATAGGTTAAATCTTCAGGGTGTTGTATTCTTGCGTCTGCTTCTAGTAATAGACCTTCGTTTAAAGTTAAACCTTTCTTTTCGAAGTCTGTTTGAGCTTGCGCTATTAAGTCTTTATAGTCTTTTCTCTTTTTTATTACGTCCAATATAGCTTCTACACTTGCTAAGTCTTCTCTAGTTGCGTCTTTGCCTAAAAGCTTTTGCGCAATCTCGTCTGGATTCTTAGTAATAGTCTTGTTTGTTTCTCTATCCACTAATCCGTTTAAGTAAGACCACTTTAATCCTTGAGCTTTTGCAATAGAAGCCATTAATAAAGCACGATCTACTCCTTTAAATTCAGAATTCTCAGCTCCGCCTTGCATACTGAATTTCATAAAGTCTTTATCGCCAAACATGAAGTCTGTTTGAACGAATCCGTTTTTAGGATTTCCCTTAATTGGAGTTTTTACGTGAACGTTTGTACCGCTTTTCTTTATATCTTCTTGTGGAAACTTCTTTAATAATAAAGTAACCAATGCTTCTTTTGTAATTTCATCTTCGCTAACTGCCAAGTCCAAATCACCGCTAGTATCTTTCTTGCCAGTAGTTCCTAACATGTTGTCTGTTAGTTTCAAGCCTGTCATTTTTTCTAGATACTTTACAGTAGGTACAACGTCAGCTCTGTTTATTCTTTGTGTAGCCTCTTCGCCTTTTGCAGTCTTGAATACTTTGCCACCTTCGTTTAGTAAATTGTAAACTAGGTATTCTAATACAAGAGACTTCTCAAAGCTAACTGTTTCTTTTACGCTATTAGATTGAGAGAACTTTTTTTTCAACATATCTGCAATTTTAGGATCGTACCAACCAAATATATCTGTAAAAAGCTGTTTGTATTTTTCTGGGCTTGTATTAGAAGATAAGGCTTGTCTAATAGTAGTACCGCTCATTTCACCAAAGCCAGTAATGTCGTAAGAAGTGTGTGGGGCAACGATCAAATAGCCGTGTTTCATGTAGCCTTCCATCTTCATGCCTGGTTTGTACACTTGAAAGTAAGAAGGACTTCCGTCTTTCTTGTTTCCCATTTTAAATCTAGGATCTTCTTGCATATCTTTCTTTCCAACCATGAAAACCACTGCTGTAGTTTCAGGATCAAACTTTTGAGTAATCTCTTGAGCTTGATATGGATTTTTTACTTGAACTAGACTGCTTCCTACTCCGTATTTGTCTATGATTTGCTTCTTTTCTTTGAAGCTAAGAGGACTTTTTGGCAAGTTTACTACGTCTGTGGTAGCAATGAAAGTTTTTCCTTTGCCAAATTTAGATTCTAGCCATTTGAATGATTCAGCGTGGTGCCTACCAAATGGTTGGAACCTTCCTGGATATATGGCGATGACTGTTTTGATCATGATAATAAATATCTACGCTGCTTGTTCTATCTTGGATCTACCATTCACTTTGTTTATCTCAATATGATGGTCTACCACGTCTCTCATAGAGTCAATATGGGATATGATCATGATAAACTTAAATTGTGTCTTAAGATAATCAAATAGCATGACCATTGAGCTCAGATTAGTTTGGTCAAGCGCTCCAAAGCCTTCATCTATTGCCATGAAATTGGGCCTAGGAAGAGTGGATACGTTGATAAGAGAGGTTCGGATAGCCAAACTTGCAACGAACTTCTCCATGCCTGAAGTAAGTTCAAGAGGCCAAAAGTTATTTTCGTCATAAGCGATGTATGCGTTTATATTTTTATCGTCAGCGTGTAATACCACTTGAAAATCTACCAATTGCGCTAATATATTATTGATCTCCTCTTCTACTTGAGGAATAATGTTAGCAATTAGCTTGTGAGGAAGACCGTCTCTGTGTACTGCTTGTAAATAGTATTGATAGTCCTTGAATTTTGTTTCTAAATCTTTTAATTTTCCAATGCCTTGCTCGTACTTTGCTTTATTGTTTTCAGCAAGCTTTTTGTTCGCAGTAATATCAGAGATTTGGTCATTAACTGTGTCCAATTCTTTGTCTATTGCTCTCAAGCTTTTATTCAACTCATCTATTTCAGCGTTCGTTTCTTTATTTTTTTGAATCGCTTGCTCTTGCTGATTATGAGAATCTATTTTTGTGTTTATATTGCCCAATAAAGTTTCTGCTTCGTTAAGTCGCTTTCTTAATTTATTCTCTTCAGCGTTGTGTTTATTCTTTTGGGTTTCTAAAGCTTGTAAATCTTTGTCGTATTTGTCTTTGGCCGCTTTAATCTCTATGGCAGAAGACAGTTGCTTAATTCTTTTTTCTAAAAGTTCTACAGTCTCTTCCAATTCTTTCACAGCTTTCTCTTCTTCTTGTATGGAGTTCTTTGTTTCTATGGCGTCCTTAACAAAAACGTTATCCATACAGAACTTACAATTAGGATCGTACTTTAATTCAGCAAGTTTCTCCATTTTCTTTCTACTATTACGTAGATTAGTGTTGGCTTGACTCAATTCTAACTTTTTTTCTTGTAAAGCTGCGGTATCTAATTCATAACTTCTTAACTTGTGACTATAATCTTCTAAGTTTATGTCTTTAATTAACTTATCGTGTATTGTTTGCTTGTTAAGTTCCTCTATTTTTTTATCCACAAAGCCAATAAGATCTCCATTATCGTTTATAGAGCACGTTACTTTAGTAATACCCGCATCAATCGCTGATCTTTGACTCTCTAACTCTTCTATATCAATAATATCGCTATCTATCTGGATTAATTCAGTGGTTTTGCTAAGTATAAGTCTGTTAGTTGAGTTTCTTTTAGCTTCAATAGCAAGCTTTTCGTCTTTGGCTTCGTCTAAAGCTATGTCAAATGTGTCTACATCGAACTCTGCTTTCTTCAATAGCTCGTAATAGTCTTGTTTTTGATACTCTTTCAAAAGAACGGAGACCTCTTTCATCTCGTTATTAGCAAGATTGTACAAATCTTCGAACACATTTATGTCCAAAAATTGTGAAAGAAGGTCTTTTCGGTCCTTTTGATTCATGTCAATGAAACCTGTATTGTTGTTTTGCATAGATAACGCAGTAAGAACGAAGTCTTCGTACGTACCCATAACATTTTGAATGCTTTTGTTAGTGTCGTTTCTCTCTTTACCATTCAAAGAAACTTTACTTCCATCTTGATCTACATAATAGAAGTCCACATTGACTTTTACATTGCCCAATTTTTGTTTTGAGCCCTTTCTTTCAATAGTGTACTCTAATCCATTAAGTTCGAAGACCAATTTACACTGAAATGAATCTGAAGTGCTGTTCATTACTTGCGCGGACTTAGTAGTTCTCGAACATTTATCGAATATACAGTAAGCGATTGAGTCAAGCAGCGTAGATTTACCGCTAGCATTAGGCGCAAAGATACCATAAGTTCCAGTCATGTTAGAAAAGTCGATAAAGTTGCCTTTGCCGTAGCTAAACATGTTTGAAAATTCGAATGTCTTAGGTATCCAGATAGAATTTCTTGGAACTTCTGACTTGGGTAATGCATTATTGATTGTCTTGTTGATCTCACAAATGTCTTTGATTGATTGTTCGTCTAAATCGTACTTTTCTTTTAGGAAATCTACTAACAAAGTGTTCTGATACTCTACATCTCTTACGTCGTGTACGTTTAGTTTCTTATTATCATTAGAAGAAGTAGTAAAATCTCTTATCTTCATTAAAGAAGTCTCTAAAACTGTATGTTGTTGCTTAATTTCAGCTACAATTCTCTTAATCTCTGATTGATCTGTGTTCCTATATTTAATTCTTAGATAAAGATTCTTAGGTAATTGTGGTAATGGCTGATACATTCCTGCGTCCACTTCAATTGTATAGAAAGCTGTGTCGTTTTCTATCTCCACAAACTCTGCAGACTTAGTTGCAAGGTCCCAAACGTATATGCCGTGTACCAAAGACTCAGCGTGGTTCTGTTGTACCAAAGATCCTGGATATCCAATTGTCTTGGCTTCGTTTAAGAATTGAGTTTTGTGTATATCACCTAATAAAACTAAGTCAAAGCCTTCAAAATCTTCTACTTTCACATCATTATCGAAAAGACCAAAGCCGCTTTCTGTTACAGTGCCGCTAACTGGTCCGTGGTATAAACAGATCTTAAAGTCTTCTCCTTCTTTAGTGCATTTCGGATACTCGGTGTGACTATCAAAAACAGACCAGTGATAGAAAGTAACGTTGTTGTTATAAATGTCTAATACTTCAGTCTTCTTAAGGTAAGTTAGATTAGGATGGTTCAAAGCATTAACGATAGGAGTCAACGCATCCATTCTATGACCGTTGTTTAAGTTCGCATCGTGATTGCCAGGAATCAATAATACTTTTCCAATGTCTGCTAGACTTTTTAGGAAAGCTTGTACCTCTTCTACTAATTCAGGAGTTACGTCAGTCTTAGCGTGTACGATATCTCCAGTCAAACAGATTAGATCGTCTTGTGTAAAATTTTCTCTAATGTAGTTGTAAAGTTTCTCAAACACTCTCCTGTACTCGTCGTGTCTCTTGAAGTTTCTAATGTGAATATCACTTACTTGGAATATTTTTCTTATCATGGTTTAACCCATCATTTTTTTGAGAATGATCTCACCGAATGTTAACGGCTTTGCTTGTTGTAATAATTTTGTCATATTTTCGAAACCTAAATCGGATGGATCTTTGCCATCTAATTCTATTAAATAGACTTCCTTACCCAAATTTATTAATTGTTCTGAGTAAGTCAATGCTTCCTTAAGAGCATCCTTGTCTAAAGCCAAATATACTGTTTTTACTTGACATTCCACAAGTTTTAACATCAGTGCCTTTGGAATACTTTTTCCAAATAGAGGAACTGCATTTCTTTTTATTGCTATTGCATCGAATATTCCTTCGCAAAGTATTACTGGAACTGACCAATTTATAAGGTACTCCATACCCACAATCTCTGTCTTCTGAATAGACGGAGCGTCGTACTTCTGATATGGATCCTTTTCAAAAGATCTAGCGATGAAGTAATTTACTTGACCGTTTCTATCGTAAGAAGGAATAATAACGCGATTTCTGTATCGACCAGTTTTACAATATCCAATGTTGTATTTTCTTACATCTGATTCGTTGATACCTCTCTTTTTTAAGTAGACAGCAGCGTGGCGATACTCTAGAGATCCATCGTTATCGGTCATCGAAATGAATTCAGTTGGCAAAAATACGCGAGTAGTTTCAGCATCGTCAATTTTGGTACGATCGCTTTTAAAGTAGCTCTTCATCTCTACTATGCGCGCTTTGTCAACACCCAGTTTCTTGAATAGGGACACAGGCGTTTTGCCCTTAGTGGGTGGATGGCAAGTCCAACAGTTGTATTGACCGCTAGAAACGTTTACCACTAATTTTGGCTTCTTGTGATTGCATATAGGGCAATGGAACACGTGATCCTTCTTGTTCTTGTCGGGTTTTCCCTTTCCAAGTACAGATTCCAAAAGTCCTAATACTAACTGTTCGTTCTCCATGAATCTAATATACAAAAAATATGTTTAATAAAAAAATTTAATCTTTGTTGAGCGCACTTAGAACTTAAGTTTTTTATTATCCTATAAAATAATTATTTTTAAAACCTTCTACTACAGGGGGAAAACAACAGCAGATAACTATGGACTTATCAAAACTACTAAACATAGGGGAAGAAGGAAAGGAAAACCTAACAGAGGAGGAGATACAAGCATTATATCTATATCTAAGTATGCAATTTGAAAATATGTCCGATCAACAAAAACTCTTGTGGATAGAAACAATGAAGTCATTAGATCCTGAATTTGACGATTATGAAAAAGATTAAACTAGAAGTATACCTTTTAGAAGGTTGTGATAAATGTAAAAAACTAAAGTCAACTTTAGATCGTTTAAAAATCGAGTACGATGCAATTCCTTGCGAAGACTATCCAAATATGTGTGATAATATAGAAAATGTTACTGGAGTGGATATGTACCCAATGGTTAATAAGGAAGGCAAGATATTCTACATCGCCGAAAAGTACAATGACATAGGAAAAATAAAAATAATATCTGAGAATATTAGCACAATGGGCATGTACTCGATAGATAATATCATAGATGCGATACAAAAAGATTAAATTAACAATATGAGATACAAAGAACTAGTTACTAAAAAATTAAGTGAGTTGGTAAACATGATAATGTACCAAAATTCACAAATTTCCCAATTGCGTCCTCCACAAGAGTTAAAAGAGACTTTAGAAAAGATGCAAGAAAAGATAAATGAGATCCAACACTTAATCAACACTGAGCACGAAGCTTAATTAAAAAATAAAAGTTATGAAAAAACTGACAGAAGAACAAATCCTTGAGAACTTACAAAAGTTTTACGGATACATTGACAAGTATATTACGTCTGATAGAAAAGACTCTTTACTGGAATTTTATAAAAGTAGAGAAGTTACTTTAGCTATTAGTCCTGCGTCTACTAAATTAGCACATCACAACTGTTTTCCAGGAGGTTACGTTGAACACGTTAATAGAGTAGTTGAAGCCGCTTTAGTAATGGATAAAGTATGGGAACGCTTTGGTCAGAAGAAAGATTATACCATTGAAGAATTAGTATTCTCTGCAATTAATCATGACCTAGGTAAATTGGGCACTAACGAAGAGCCTTTCTATATTCCTAACGACTCTTCTTGGCATGTAGAGAAACAAGGAGCACACTTTAAATATAATAGTAAGATCACTCACATGAGAATTGCAGATAGAAGTTTATTCTATTTACAAGAAGCTGGTATTTCTGTTAGCGAAAATGAATTCTTGGCAATCAAATTACACGATGGATTGTACGAAGAAGCAAATAAGCCGTATTATATTACGTACAGTTCTGACTCTGAATTAAAATCTAATTTACCTTACATACTTCATCAAGCCGATTTAATGGCTTCGAGAGTAGAAACACAAATTTAAAATAAAATGACTGGAATAATTGCACTAGTATTATGGTTCGTCACAATCTTTGGCGCTATAGTATACAATTTATATAGAAAAAATAAACGTTTAGAAGAGATCGTACTTAATCAAAGTGGCTTTGTAAACGATACAATGTCTTTATTAGACGAGTTTAACGGCTTAGTAAATAAAATAGACATGACAATGTGGGTTCAATCAGATCCAGAGTTGTTATCTCTATTTGAAACAATTAAAGCAATTCAATTACGTGTTCAACAATTTACAGGGAGAAAATAAACCATGGCAGAAGACTTAATAGTTGAAGCAGAACAGGACATGGGCCTTACAATTAAAGGCACTCCTAGAAAAAGAAAACCAAAAACCAAGAATGTCTACTTTACTTCTGAAACTGAAGAGGCAATCTTAAGATATCGCGCTGCTCCAAATCAAGCCGTAGCAAATCAAATTTATAACAAAGAGATTCACTACGCGTTTTATAAATTAGCCGAGAATATTATCCACACTTTTAAGTTTTATTACACAGAAGTAGATAATATTGAAGATCTTAAGTACGAAGTTATCTCTTTTCTTTTACAAAAATTGCACCTTTACGATCAATCAAAAGGTAAAGCCTACTCTTATTTTGGTACCATTGCCAAAAGATACTTGATTATCTACAATCAAAAGAACTACAAAAAAATGGTTTCTAAGATACAGGTAGAAGAGATTGATAACGCCAATAGTACTCATGAAACTTTAATTTTAGAACCAGAATCCTCTGACATTAATAGAGTTTCTGTAATAGATCAATTCATAAAATATGTTGACGATAATCTAGTTGAACTGTTCGACAAAGAAGGTGAAATTAAGGTTGCAGATGCTATCTTAGAAGTGTTTAAGAAGCGAGACAACATAGACATATTCAATAAAAAGGCTCTCTTTATATACATAAAAGAGATCACTGACTGCCAATCTAATACCATTACAAAGGTTATTAAAAAGCTCAAGACCATATACAAGGAGGTGCTGGATCACCATATTGAAAACGTAGACCAGTAATATTTATTTAAAAAATCCTATGGAACTAGAAAAGGAAATCTTTCCTGGCAAGACTTTGGCGCAATTGGTGGAAGAGGTTTACAACAAACATAAGTCCCAAGATTCTACGATAAAGTCTGAAATACTACGTCTAGCTGATATGATTGATGGTCCTGGTGATGCTATAGTTCTTATGCCAATGATCAAAGGTCTATTGGATTCTAGTCTTAAGAACGACGAAGTGCTAATGAAAATACTTAGTGCTTTCCAAAAATCTGCTGACGCAAAAGACAAATCTGTAGAAGATGGAGGCCTTTTGTCAGAGAAAGATATCGAGCAATTAATGAGCGAAGTTACTTCAATGGCTCCTAAAAAACAATTACCTAGCACATAATGAGTATATTCGGTAATAATTTTAAAGCCGATAAAACGGGTAAATTTGGCCAGTACTTTATAATTGGTCGAGTTAAATCCATAGTGCAAGGACCTTTCACTAGATCTATACAAGCTTTTACTTCTCCTGATGGACTTCCTGCAGTTAGAGACGTATTAGAACCAAACCCTGACTTTACTAGTTGGAAAGATGTAGGTAAAATAAGATACGAAGTAATGTACTCTAATCTTTCTGAGTCCAAATTAAAAGAGGTTACTGAGCCTGCATTTCCAATATTTAGCTTTATAAAACAATACCCTTTATTGGGCGAGATTGTTTTAATCATGAGTGGACCATCTCCTGATTTGAATAATGACTTTAATGCTAAACAGCTTTTCTACTTTCCTCCTTACGCTTTGTGGAACGGAGTTAATCACAATGCTTTTCCTAATATGGAAGAGTACGGTCAATACATAAGCAAAGCAAGCTCAAGACCAGAGTTTCAAGGCAAAACAGATACACTAGCTTTTAGACTTCCTCTTGGTAGAACTTTTATAGAGAACGAAAGAATAAAAAACTTAAGACCTTTCGAAGGAGATATCATACTTGAATCAAGATTTGGTCAATCAATAAGATTCGGAAGCACAGTAAAAGGATTAAGAGCATTAAATTATTGGTCAGAAGTTGGAAGCACTGGTGATCCTATAACTATTATTAGAAATGGTCAAGGTCAACCTGTGGATTCTGATCCATTTGCAGCAACTATAGAAGACATTAACAAAGACGACTCTTCTATATATTTAACTTCTACTCAAAAAATAGTTTTAGAAGATGTGGTTAATTTTCCATTTAGATCTTATGGAAAAGGTTTATCAAAACAATCTCAAGTAATATTAGAAATAGAGCAAGCACCTACTTCTAATGATATTTTATCAGCACAACAACAAGATTCAACAGCAATAAGAAATACATAATGTACGTTCCAGAATTTCCATATAAAGGCAAGCAGATAATCGTAAGTAGCGGTAGAGTTATTGTACACGCTAAAAACGATTCTGTGTTCTTATTGGGTAAAAAGAATGTGGGTATATCTTCTGGTGGTGAAGTACACATAGATGCCAACGCTGAGGTTTACATAGACGCACCTAAAATTAGCTTGGGAAATAAAATAACTCCTGATACCATGGTGGGTATGGAACCTGTTTTACTAGGGTACCAAACAAATCAAATCTTAATTAGATTGAGCGAAACATTAATTGAATTAGGTGATGCACTAGGAAAAGTATCAGAGTCCAATCTTCCAGCTTCTATGCAATTATTAGCATCAACTGGTCCTTTAGTAACTAAAAATGCTAAAGCAATTAATAATCAAGTAACTGGAGGAGGCACAAATCCTAGACAAGCATTTAATCTTTCAAAAGTCGTATACACTAAATAATGGGAGATAATACAATAATAAAACCGATAACTCAGTTGCCTCCTAGGACAGCTCCTGACGTACGACCTAAAACTGATTTCGAGAAACTCTCTGATGCAGATAGAACATCAATTAACAAACTTAATTCTAATAGTAATATTCTTATTCCAGATAGCACAGCTGAACCTGGCATAGAGAAAGCCATTATAGTTGCAGGAAAAACCATCAATGAAATAAGAGCAAAGATGGATGATCTATTCTACGGAAAATTTGAAATTGCTGCAGCAGAAGAATCCGATGCAGTTAATCCAATGACTGGTTTTAAGGAGACTTTGGATAAAGGTATATTCTATGTAATGGATAAATTACTAGAAGTTGATATGTGTAATATTCTAGAGTATGCGTTGAATCAAATACCAGGAGGAAAAGCATTCGATCCTAATGTAGATCCTAATACTATATCTGATCCTTTAGCTAGAAAAAAATACGAAATACAATTAAAAGCTTATCAAGTACAAGTGCTAATAGATGACTTCTATTCTTTGTACGGAGACAATACTACTTCTAAAAAGAAAAACGCTTTAGTAGGATTGATAAAAAAAATTAGAACAATATTAGAAGAGGTTTTAGGAATTCCTCCAGAACAAGTACTTACTCCAGAACAACAAATAGAACAAGAAGCATCAGGTTTATCTTTTAGAGACTCTTTACAAGGCAACACTCAAGTTCAAGCGGCAAGAGAATTGTTAGGCGAAGGTGGACTAAGAGATGCTGAACTAGTTGCTGCGTTTCCTGAATTACAGTTGTTCTCAAATTTTATGGAAGACGTTTATAGAGTGTTTAACAAATACTCAGACGTTAGAAATTTTCCAAATCAAGAAGTACAAAAAGCTTTAAGGAAAATAGATGATATTAGAACTATAGCAATATCTATACAAAATTTAACTACAGTTAGTGGAGCAATTAACTTAGCCGATAGATTTTTAGATGGTAGAATTTCTAAGTTCATTAAAATGATTTCTAAAATAATAGATCCAAGAAAAATTATTCCTTTCTTAAAAACTATTATAGACATATGTAGAGTGATTATAAGAATTGCAAACCAAATACTTAGGATCATTTCTTTCTTTAGCAATATTATATCTTTATTCTTACTTTTAGTAAAGGTATTTTGGATTTTAAGAAAGTTCTTTTTAGGAGTACCTATTCCAAATGCTTTTACCACAGTAGGTGTAACTACTGTAGCTGCTGAAACTTTACAACAGACCATTAAAGAACTAGGATTTTTGTTTTTCTTAAAAAGATTAAAGCAAATAAATCAACTTTTACAAACTATCATAGGATTTTTGAGAAGTTTAGTTACTAAGCTATTTACTTTAGTAGAAAAAATTACCGCTTTAATCTTTAACATAGAATCTTGTTATACTGATCCTAGTGGTTTATATGGAGATCCTTCAACACTACAAACAGAATTAGATCAATACGGTTTGGATCAATTAGCTGGAGGAGGTACAAATATTAATCCTAACAATAGAAGTGGAGGTACAGGAACAGGAGGAGCAGCAGGCGGAGGGACAGGAGGTAGAACTGGTGGAGGAAATGCAAGCGGGCTTAATAATAATAGAGGCAGAGGAAACGAACAATCTGCTATCAATACTTCTGGTATAGTTCTAGACTCTAACGCAAATGGAAATGGTTTCGGTGTAATAGGCGTAACCCCTAGCGCTAGTGAATTAAATGCAAGAAGAAATAGAACTTATATAGATCCAGCTTTAATGAATGAATTTAAAGATGTAAGAGATCTTTTAAGAGATAGAGCTCTTAGACTATTAGATTTTTTAAACAATTACTTTGATAAAAAGAATGCCAAAAATAATAAATTTGGACCTTACACTATAGAAATATTAACAGAAGAATCAGTAGACACAGAAATAAAATTAAGAAGACGTTACGGAATTGCTATAGATCAAAATGGAATTCTTGCTACACAATCAGACGCTACTTATGCTTCTGACGATAAAATTATTATCGCAGAAGTAAAAGCGAAATTACTTTCTTTAGGATTAGTTAATACTAATGCTCTTGGATACGCTCAAAAAGCTAACGTAATGATAAATGGCTTAGGTGGTACTAATCCAAATGGAGGATCAGGAGTTTCTGGTCTTACAGGTCCACTAATGACAGGACTTGGAGATTTAGCGGCTTCTAAGCAAGGTCAAAATATTAATCAAAATGGAGGTGTTTCTCAAACTTTAGGTTTAGCAGGAATTGCTTCAAATAATCAATCTTCTGCTATTAATCGTACTAATGCCAATGGAACTCCTTTAAATGTTCCAATTTCTAATGCAAGCTTCGATGGAAACGGAGCTGGATTGGATTCTATGGTAACAAATATTGGAGGAGACGATTATGGAAAGAGTTTGGATTCTTTCTTAGCTGAAGATGCGAGAAGAAAGCAATCCAATTTAGAAGGTCAAAAAGCAGAATCAGGAGGAAATCAACCTAATCTAGGATTTTCTGGTTTTTCTGCTAATGATATTTCAGTGATGGAAGAGTCTATGAACTTCTTAACTGACGAAGATCTTACTATAGACGATATAGAATTTATGGAATTTGATACAGGCAGTGATGATCCTGATAGCGAAGACGAAGATCCACCAGAAGGTTTAGGTATTAATGGATTTATTAATAGCATTAAAGGTGGTAAGAAATTAAGAAAGAGAATGAGAAAGATGATGGCTAAAGCATCTTCAGATCTTGCCAATAATTTAAAGCAGACAGATCCAGCTGGAAGATATTCAGGCAAATTAGCTAATAAGCAAAAGAATAGCGAAGCTATAGCTGAAAGAAAGAATAAAATATCTGACTTGAAAGAACAGATATCTAATTGGAATAAGGAAAAAGAGCAAGCTAGAGCAATAAGCACAAAAGCTTTTGACAAGGCTAAGAAAGATTTAGACCCTAAAATAGAAAATAATCAGAGAGAAATTAGAGCATTAGAAGCAGAGATAAAGCAATTAGAAGGTGGTCAACCAATAAATAACACAAATCAAGCGGCTCAAACTTCTACTTCTGCAACAGGAGGCGGAGCTGGAGGCGGAGGTTCTGTAAGTTATGCTGGTAGCGGAGGATCTTACTACTCAGGACCAGGAAAATCTGAGACTACTCAAAACATTCAATAAAAAGGAATATTATAAAATCAATATTTATAGGATATGGCAAAAAGTAACCAATTAGAATTACTAAAGAAATTGATCAGGGAAGAGGTCGTAAATGCGATCCGTCAAGAAATGCCTACCATTTTAAAGGAGATTCAATCCTCAAGCTCTCCTAAAGAGGTTATAAAAGAATCAAAGAGACCTAAAATGGCTGTACCAGGCACACTAAACACACAACCAGTGCGTCCTAAACCTAACTTCACAGGCAATCCTTTGGCAAATATACTAAATGAAACAGCAATGACAATGGGTGATATGGACGATATGTCTTTTAACACTTCAGACATTGGGCCTGATTCGATAGGAATAGATCCAACTAGCTTCTTTCAACCAAAGCAAGTTGCAGTAGGAGACGTTAATGGTATGTTGTCCTCAGCAAGACCTAGTTCTGATCCAAGCATGGTACAAATAAACGAGGTACCTGACTTCACAGATTTAATGAGTAAAATGAGAGCCAAAGGCGTAATGTAATGGCATATAACGCAAGAAAAATATCACCCCTTGATTTGCGCCCTTCTACTGGAGTAGGAGTTAGCATTCCTTTTTCTACTTCTAACGTTTTCAATACCGTGTATAGCACTAAAGATCAGACAAAGTATAACTTGATTAACTTCTTGTTAACTGATCCTAGAGAAAGACCTTTTAGTCCTAACTTTGGAGCTGGTTTAAGATCATTCTTATTTGAACAGTTAGAAACAAATACTACAGACGATCTAAGAACTATGCTAATCAGTCAAATAGAAAATAATTTTCCAAACGTTAACGTAATTAGTTTAGTAGTTAGTTCTGACGTTAATATAGGAGCTATTAATATAGAATTTAGTTATAATATTAGAAATACAAAAGAGTCAGACGAAGTGTTATTGACAATACAAAACGTATAAAGATGCCAAACAGTACAGATGTAAAATATCTTAATAAAGATTTTAGTTCGTTTAAATCGGACTTGATAGAATATGCTAAATCGTATTATCCTACGGTGTATAACGATTTTACTCAAGCCTCACCAGGTTCTATGTTTATAGAAATGGCCGCTTACGTTGGAGACGTTTTATCTTTCTATTTGGACAATCAATTACAAGAGACTTTTTTACAATACGCAAAACAAAAGGGTAATTTGTACTCTATGGCTTACATGTTAGGCTACAGACCAAAGACTACCTCTGCCGCAGTTGTGGATCTTCAAGTTTATCAACAGGTTCCTTCAGCTAACGAAGCGGGTACATTTGTTCCTGATTTCACTTACGCTCTTACTATTGCAGAAGGAATGCAGATAAGATCTAACATAGATACTTCTAACTTCTTTTATGTTCCAAATAAAGTAGACTTTACTACTTCTTCTTCTTTAGATCCTACTACAGTTTCTACTTATACAGTGGATTCTTTTGGAGTTCCTACAAGTTTCTTATTAGAAAAAACTACTCAAGCAATATCAGGTCAAGTTAAAACACAACAGTTTAACTTTGGATCTGCTGAAAGATTTGTTACTATAAATTTACAAGACACTGATATCATTACCATTTTAAAAGTAGAAGATTCAGACGGTAACTTGTGGTACGAAGTGCCTTACTTAGCACAAGACTATATTTTAAACCCTGTTACAAACACAGCAGCTAATTACCCAGAATTCTATCAAAGCGCTAATCAAGTGCCTTATATGATAGAAAAATTAAATGTTCCTAGAAGATTCACCACAAGATATCAAGCTGATGGAACTATGAATATAGAATTTGGTTCTGGTATAAATCAAGTTTCAGACACTAGTGTAATTCCTAATCCAAATACAGTTGGAGTTGGTCTTACTTCTGGTTTGACTTTACTAAACACTGCATTCGATCCTACTAATTTTGTTACTACACAAACTTACGGATTGGCTCCTCAGAATACTACATTAACATTTACTTATTTAGTTGGAGGCGGAGCTTCTGCTAACGTATTATCTAATGAGTTAACTTATATAGTAAACAAATCAGTAACAGCGGCAGACTTATCTTTCGAAAATACAGTAGTTACTAATAACATTGATCCAGCTTCTGGTGGCGGAGATGGAGATTCTGATGTTGAATTAAAACTAAACATTCAAGCAGAGTTCTCTAGTCAATTAAGAGCTGTTACACAAGAGGATTATTTGGCAAGATGTTTAAGTATGCCTTCTAAGTTTGGTAAAATATCTAAAGCGTATATCACAAAAGACGATGCTACATATACAAATTATTTAGCGGCAGATAATAGCCAAAGAGATCAAATAATGGTGAGTCTTTATGTATTAGGTTTAGACAACAATAATCATTTGGCTACTCCTTCTATGCCTCTTATGGAAAATTTAAAAACTTACATATCAGATTATAGAATGTTGACAGACGCCATCAATATTAAGCCAGCGTATATAATTAATATTGGATGTAACTTTGATATTGTAATAAGACCTAACTATACAAGCCAAGACGTTTTAGCTAGATGTATTTTATCTTTACAAAACTATTTTGACAAAGACAATTGGCAAATAAATCAACCTATTATATTAGGAGATCTATACGCTTTATTAGATCAAATAGATGGAGTTCAAACAGTTAAAGATGTATCAATATCAAATAAATCAGGAGAAGCAAATAACTACTCTAAGTACTCTTACGATATTAAAGCGGCAACTTTAAACAATGTGATCTATCCTTCTTTGGATCCGTCTATATTCGAATTAAAGTTTCCTCAAACAGACATAAAAGGTAGAGTAGTAACATTTTAAAGAATAAACAATGGCAGTATATAAAATATTTCCCACAGCAGACGCAACAATCTATTCAAGATTTCCTGTAAAAAATACAGGTCTTGATGAGATATTAGAAGTGTCAGCTAAAAATAACCCTACGTTAGTTGATTACTCTGTTGATATAGATCCAGCTGGACCAATATCTAACGACGATCTTAGAAGAGCTTTGGTATTATTTAGCGATGCAGATATCAACACCATAAAGTCTTACTCTACTGGTTCTTGGAAAGCTGGCTTTAAATTATACCTTGCTAACGCTGAAAATTTATCAACTACATATAGTCTAGAAATAAGACAAGTCTCTTCTTCTTGGCAAATGGGTACTGGTAAATACAACGATTTTCCTGATACTGTTAATGGAGTTTCTTGGTACAGTCCAACCGCTTACGTTACAGCATCTAACACTTGGGTGAATGCTTCTTACTTCTTAACTCCTGGAGGCGGTAACTGGACTGGTTCTTTCGCTACTCAATCTTACACTTACAAAGATGATAAGGATATTAATGTAGATGTGACTCCAATAGTTAATAGTTGGTTTAGCGGATCTCAAAATAACGGATTCATTGTTAAACACCCAACTGCCGTAGAAAACTACTCAGCTAGTTTCGTAGCGCTTAACTTCTTCTCAGTAGATACACATACTATATATCCTCCTACTTTAGAAATGAAATGGGACGATAGCGTTTATACGACTGGTAGCTTAAGTGTATTATCTAATAACAACTTTATATTAAGTCTAGACAATAACGTAGGTAGTTACAAATCTGACACTACTAAATATAGATTTAGAGTTAACGCAAGAGATAAATACCCAGCTAGAACATTCACTACTTCATCTGTTTATAACGTGAATAAGGCATTACCTAGAGCATCTTATTGGTCTTTGTACGATTTAAAAGCAGAAGAAACTATTGTAGAATTCGATTCAACATACACAAAAATAAGTTGTGATGCGACTAGTAGTTACTTTGATTTATATATGGTAGGATTAGAACCTGAAAGATACTATAAGATTTTAATAAAAACTGTATTACCAACTGGAGAAAGCATAGATGTAGATAACGATTACATCTTCAAAATAATTAGATAAAAATGTCAACATCGGTAGATTTAGTAAAAGAGGTAAGAGGAGTCAATACCTATAACAAGGTAATAAATTCTAGTTTTACAGAATTGGCGCCTGCTGCAATACCAGCTCCAGCGCCAGAGTCTGTTACCGTAGAAGATTTTTTTAGATACTATGATCAGTTATTTTTTGATATTCCAGCAAATGGTACATCGGAATCTCATGAGTCTTTAGTTGCAAGAAGTCAAGAATATATAGGCGGATCTGTATTAGATCCTGAGAAGCAGGCATTGATAGAAGAGATCAACGCTCTTCGTCAACAGATTTTAGATTTAAGTCAAACGTATCTAACTATCAATAAAGTACTTTAATGGAAAAAGTTAACATAATATATGATGGACCTGGAATTGTTCAACAGGATTATTCTCCTCAAGACGATCGATTAATAACGTCAAACTATATAACAGCTGAGTTTGGAGACTCAAGCGATTATATAGAATTTTTCGTGTACGATCAAAATGGAAACTTAGAGTTTGTTAACTATCAATTAGAAGACTACTATCCAGATTCTAAGAATAAAATAAACGAGAATAGATACTCTGCTTTAGTATTAGATCCAGAAAAAGATTTAACTACTTTAGGTTTTAATAGAGGAACACTAAATACTCAATACAATTTTTTAAGAAGACTATTCAATTCATCTTTTGGTACTTTTTATTGGATAAAAGAAATCTCTTCTTCAAGAACAGAAATACGATTGGCTTCTCAAGTATTAAGTAACACTGTAATACTAAATGCTTTTAGTCAATATCAAAACTACGTTACTACAAAAAATTATTATCCAGACTTTTATTTAAACTTTGGAAATAACGAGTTAATCATTGCAAATAACGTAGCTTATTCAGAAGATCCTGACACAGGCGAATCTACACTACTTATTAAACTTTACGAACCACTTCCTGAAGCTTACGATGTTAAGTCTGAATTATGGTTGGTCGATAAAGTTGCGGAGTCTGTTAGCTTTAATATAGACTTTCAAATAGAAGCTAATGTACAAGTTACTACAGATTCTTTAAGAGGTCCTAACTTTAAGATAGCTGTAAACGACAAGAACGGTCAAACTACAGAGTACTATTCTTATGCAAGTCTTTTGACAAGTGAAATTAGTTCTTCTTACCAAAAGATGTTGTCTTACTATCAAGACAAGTCAGTAGATATTAACGTAGACTACACTAACTTTGGTAACTTCATACACTTCTCTAACGCTACAGAAAGAGTAAACAACTTCGTATATAAGTTGCAGTTATTAGAAAGCTACAATGCACAAATTGCTGCGCAGAACGAACTTTACAATAATGGTACTAGTATCAACATTGTGTCTTCTTCTATAAATGTAATTCAAAAATCTGTTGATAGTCTTATAGAGAAGTTTGATCTTTATGAATACTACTTATATTTTACGTCGGCTAGTTGGGCTTGGCCTAAACAAACCAATACACAACCTTACGAGCTGTATTCAGTAACCTCTTCAGAAGCCATAAATTGGTTAGGCTCTGCTGAAACTGTTCCTAGTGCTTATACCTCTTCTTTGTTATACTCAGCTTCTCTTTACGATGCGACAAACAAAGATCAATTAACTAACGCTATTCCACAATACTTGTTGGACGATCCAAGCAATGCTCCTTACACGACATTCTTGAATATGATTGGTCAACACTTTGATAATATTTGGTTGTACTACAAAGACGTTACTACAAGATATGATGCTACTAATAATCCTGAAACTGGAATATCTTTAGACATGGTATCTGATGCTTTAAGAGGTTTAGGATTCGAACTATATACGAACTCAAACGTTTCAGACAACTTATACTATACATTATTTGGTATTAATCCTGATGGAACTTTATTGCCTCCAACAGGATCAGAAGTTATAAACACTTATGTTACCTCTAGTATTCCAACTTTAGGAAACGAAGATTTACAAGGCGAATTATATAAAAGACTTTATCATAACTTACCTTACTTGTTAAAAACAAGAGGAACTCAAAGATCTGTTAAAGCATTAATTTCTACTTTCGGTATTCCTGAAAGCATCTTAACAGTTAACGAATTTGGCGGAGAATACTGGTCTGGAAGTGTTGGTGTATTTGAAATAAATAATGACAAGATTGATATCGTGTCAGGCTCTATGGAAGACAACCATATGATCTTTCAACATATGGATCAATACACAACTCCTACTGAATTGAGTGCGTCTGTACTTTCTCCTTATGCTACACTTCAATGGTACAACACAGATAAAAGAATTAACTCAACAAACGTAGAAGTTGGTTTTTCTCCTGCAAATACTATCAATGCAAACATAACTGGTTCTTTGCCTACTTTGAATATCAATCAATTAATAGGTAAACCTTCGGATGCTTACGCTAATTATTACCCAAGTTTAGAAGCTCAAAAAGAAGCATATTTTGCATCTTATACTCAACCTCATAGTGTTTGGGAATATATTAGATTAATCAAGTACTACAACAACGTACTATTTAAAACAGTTAGAGACTTTGTGCCAGCGAGAGCAAATTTGTCTACTGGTATAATTGTTAAGAGTCACATTCTAGAGAGAAATAAGTACGCTAGACACGAGCCTAGCATGAGCATGGATAATAACGTATCCCAGTCTATTGATATGATCTACGTAGACGGAGGCATTGCTGGAGCTATTTCTGGAAGTACTACTAACTCTGGCTTTTATACTTCTTCTTTGGGATTAATTCCATACACTAGCACAGATGGAATAGAATTATACAATGGAGAATTTGGAGGAACAGTAATTACTGCGACTACTCAAACTTCTATAGGAGATCAAACAGAAGTTTCTTCTATACAATATAATGGAGTTCAAACTAATTACACTACATATTCTTTAGATTATCTTTATCAAAACGTTTCCGCTTCAGTTAGATCAGAAAGATTCTTTAATTTAGACTATACTTCTGATCAGTTAACTCCTATTAATTTAGGTTTGATCACTCAGTCTATTAATAGAGCTCAGACAGATAACTATAATACTTACACTAATCCTAATAATCCTTACGCAGAATTACAGGATACAAACTATAGATTGAATTCTTTCACAGTACCAAGATATTATGGATCTAAAACAGTAAGTGCTAATTATAATGATTATACAGAAGGAGATGAGTCTTATGGTAGCACTGCGGCGATAGATAAGATTAAGTTTCAATATGCTTACTTAGTAGACATGTACTCTTCTTCTTTCCAATTACCTGGTAGAGTAAATGCTCAAATTAAATATATTTTCAATAACGATCAAAATGTATTGAACTTAACAAAAGCTAACGAGAATATCTTCACTGTTCAGAATGTATTCAAATCAGGAGAAACAGTGGATGTGTCTTTATTTGACTACAATCCAGATGATCAAAACATACAGTTTTTAACTAACAATAGAAACTTATCTTTATTTGAAGGCGGTTATAGATACTCTCCAGTTTTATACAACACTGGATCTACAGCCAACATGGTTTATTTATTTAGAGATCCTTTTGCTGCGCAAAACCAATTCCAAGCTACAGGATCTGCCAACTACTTTATTCCTAATAGTAGTAATAATATAGATAATTTCTCTATAGCTTCAACTTTAGTTGCACCAGGTATTCAATTTACTTACAATGTAGTTATTAGTTATGGTTTAACTCCTACTCCTATCTCTCAAAATTTAAGAATAGGATTAAGAAGAAGAGCTACTTCCGCTGCAATAAATTTAGGTTACTCAGATCAAATTCTTTATTTAGAATATAACTCTGGAACAGCTTTTTCTCAAACATTAAATCAAGTAATGCCTGGAGATCCTAGTTTATTCTTAGCGCCTGAGTTGTTCGACGTATCTGCTTTCACGCCTGGTACGGTTCAGACCTTTAATCAAACAGTATTCTTTAATAGTGTAAGTGAATCGACTTCTCAAAGTAGATGGTATGCAGTTAATAACACAACTCTTAGACTTTCAGTAACTCAATCGCTATACTATGGTAGCTTTACTTTCGCAGGTCAACCAGCGCCAGGTTTAGAAACACCAGTATTCCCATTCACTGTAGAAAAAGGAGATATGGTAAGACTTTACAATAAACAGTCTCAAACATTTGGAAGAGAGGACGAATTTAGAGTAATATCAGCGTATCAAGCTCAAGAGGCTGGAACTACTTACTATTATGTTAATATAGATAGAGGTATCAGTTTGAATAATATAGATAGCACAAGTTTCCCAAGCTTTGTTTCTAGATACATAGTCTTAAAGCATATCCCAGATGAGACAAACTTGATATTGAACTATACCTCTAGTACCAATATACCTCAAGATGGTTTAGTATTCCCTCAATATATTAACCCTTTAGTAAGAAGAAACTCGGGAAATTTGGTCAAAGCTTTGAAACAGCAAAATTTAATTTAAGGCACCACAAATATTTATATATCAATTAGAAAGAAAAAGGTTATATTTCAAAACAGTTTTACACAATATTTATTTACAAAGCACACAAAATGTCATATTTAAGTAGCACATCAGTAGTAGTAGACGCCATCTTAACCAAAAAGGGTAGAGAACTTTTGGCTAGAAACGATGGTTCTTTTAGAATTACTCAATTCTCTTTGTCAGACGACGAGATCGATTATACCCTTTACAATCCTAACCACCCATCAGGGTCTGCGTTTTATGGCGAAGCAATCGAAGCTATGCCAATCTTACAGGCATATCCTAACGATCAAGAGATTATGAAGTACAAATTAATTACTTTACCAAGAGGTACTGCTAAGCTTCCTATCATTGATGTGGGCTACAACTCAATCTCTTTACGTCAAGGAGCTTCTCTATCTATTACTCCTCAAACTTTGAACTACTTAGGCGCTACAAGCACTTACGAGCAATCGGGCTACGTTGCTACCATCGGAGACGTTAGAACAATGAGTGCCTTCAATGGTTTGGGTGTTAATACTCCAGAAGCTACAGCATTGAATACCACAACTACAATCGGTACTAACGTTAGTAAGACTGTAATTGGTACAACAATCAACTTGTCAGCTACAACATTAAATACATTATTCGGAAATAACTCTACATTGTACACCACATTGGTTATCGTTGGTAGAGATTCAGGAGCAAGAATAAGTGTACCAGTAAACATTACAAAAGTAACTCAATAATATTAAACTATGTCATTCTCAAGATTAGACGCAACAGACTTTGTGATCTCAGCAGATTCGGTAACAGCACCAGCATGGAGCACAAATTCTCCTGTTCTTACTCAATTTTTTACTTTAGCAGGTAATGCTACAGGAAGTTATTACTTAGATGTGTATCAAACAGCATCTAATCTTAGCAATGCTGCAGTTCAATTTTCTATTGCTTACGGACACGCTTTCGGTTCTGGTTCAGCGCCTTTAAATCCGTTGATCCCTCAAAATACTCCAAGTAGAATTACTTTTGGACAGTACAGAAACTTAATTTACGGAGACGCTGAGTCTTTAGTAGATTTCTCTTATAACGGAACTGGAGTAACCTCTTCTTTAAATTTAATTGCTCTTCCTGTTGATAGAAACAGATACAAAGAGAGTTTAATGCCAGGTACTTTTAACTTAGTATTGGGCACAGGATCTGCTTTATTATCTTTAACCGATAACTCAAACGATATCTCTACTATAACTTACGTTGACGGTGGAAGATTATACAATTTAATTTCAGGATCTAACGGTAGTGCTGCATCATCTCCAACATTAGCGGGAGCTTCAAAAGGATACACAACTGCTGGATCTTATGGTTTCTACTTACCTGATATGGGCACGATCATTTTAAACCCATCAGCTTTGGCATTGCCAGTTGGTTCAGGAGGTTTAAACGTACAAATGACCGGTAGTACTTTACCAGCTTTAGGTGGATTCAATCATTCTAAAGTTTTAGAATTATTTGTAAGTGGAGCTAGAGCTTTCTCTGTAACTGGATCTGGATTCCAATTAAATTCTCAAGAAACAATCTCTTCTAACTATGTATTTGTAAGAGTTAAAAACGGAGAATACAACTACACTAGTAACCCTTCATTCATATCTGGTTCTGGTAACTTGGTTTATTCTAACTTCATTAACAGTCCTCAAACATTCCCTACAACTGTTGGTATGTACAATGACAATAACGAATTGTTGGCTGTAGCTAAAATGTCAAAACCTTTAGTTAAAGACTTTACGAAAGAGGCATTAATTAGAGTTAAATTAGACTGGTAAAAATAAACAATGAGCAGCTCGAAGAATACGATAAGGTTTTCAGACATATCTTCAGCTCCTATTAAATTAAAGTATTCTTCATCATATTATAGTCAATCTTTAGACGATGTTGGAATCACGATAAATAGGGGCTTTAATCATCCTATGACCGTGACTGGCTCATTGGATAATAACGCTCTTAACTACGAGTTGATCAAACAGCTCTATTACAAAGAATATATTTCTGGTTCTCTATTGGCGACAGGTAGTGGTTACGATCCTCAGTGGCAATCTACTGCCGCATCAGGATCTGGTGATGAGGATGCAAGATATTTTCCCACCTCTCCTAATTCTCAAATCTCTTTTTTCTATATTCCAAGAAACGAATTTGGTGAGCAAGTAGCAAGAAATACTTTGCACTTATTGCCTTTAAATCCAGATAGTACCAACTATCATATTGTTGACGACGGAAACGGTAACTTAATAGATGCTTTAGTTGGAAATAGAAAAGTAGGAAACATATTTTACGCTCAAGGAGTTATAGTGTTTACAGATCCTGATTACGTTTGTATCTTCCAAGATCCTACGTTTGATTTCTTTATTCAAGCTATTCTTCCTAGTCCTACTCCTACACCAAGCGTATCTTTGACTCCGTTCTTAACGCCTTCTGTTACGCCTTCTGTTACTCCAACAAGAACGCCTTCTGTTTCTATTACGCCAACAAGAACACCGAGCGTTTCAGTTAGCGTAAGTGTAACGCCTAGTATTTCAATTACTCCAAGTATTACGCCTTCTGTTACAGTAACAATAAGTGTAACGCCTTCAGTATCACTTACACCTAGTGTAACTCAGACAATTACCCCGTTTGCGTCTCTTACTCCTACAGCTACTCCTTCAGTATCAATTACGCCTACGAGAACTCCTACAGTATCTGTAACTCCTACACCTACTCCTACCGTATCATTAACACCTATATTAGGAACTACTGTAGGCGCACAATATGATCCTTGCTTTATACAGTCTAGTGGATTCCCTGTAGCGAATAAAGATAACGTATTCTTTGGTATTGGAGTAAATAACGTTGCACCAGGCGTTTATTTATATCAATCTTACAACGTCTTATTTACAAATATAACGGCTATAGCAAACAGTTCTGGTCAAATATTTGCAGTAAGTGGAGGTCAAGTAGGATCACAAATTTCAACTTGTTAATAGAAAATGGCACAATCGATATACATACAAATTACTAAGAGAGGAATGGCAACAGGTCCTTTTACTATCTATTGGGACAACTTTAACAATATAGTTGAACAAAACGTTATGGCCTCCAAACTAGATGCTGGTTACGTAGTATCTGTACCTGATGCGGCAGAATATATAGTTTTAGAAAATATGGATCCTTGCGGACAAAATAGTAACTTTAGATACATTGTTCCTATAAGTCCTACTCCATCTCCATCAGTTACGCCTTCGTTCTCAGTTACTCCGAGCGTATCCATCTCAGCTACACCTTCGATATCTGTTACTCCTTCAGTTACAGTTTCAGTTACGCCTAGTGCGACGCCAAGCGTATCCATATCTGCTACGCCTAGTATATCTGTTACTCCATCTGTATCTGTAACACCATCGATATCAGTTACGCCGGCTTCTTCAGTAACGCCGTCGGTTTCAGTTACTCCAAGCATATCTGTTACTCCTTCGGTTTCAGTTACTCCTAGTGTAACGGTATCAAGAACACCTAGCGTTTCTATATCGGCTACACCTAGTATATCTTTAACACCGGGAGTTTCTATAAGTAATACTCCTAGTGTATCAGTTACACCAAGTGTTTCTATAACAAGAACGCCTAGTAATTCTGTTACTCCTTCTATTTCTATAAGTAATACTCCTAGCGTATCAGTTACGCCTAGTGTTACAGTAACAAGAACTCCAAGTACTTCAGTTACGCCTTCTGTTTCTATAACAAGAACTCCTAGCGAGTCTGTAACTCCATCGGTTTCTATAACAAGAACGCCTTCAGAATCTGTAACACCGTCTGTTTCTATAACAAGAACTCCTACTATTTCAATATCAAGAACTCCTAGTATTACACCATCAAGAAGTCCTTTAACAATCACAGCGTTATACTATAATAACTCTGAATACAATGATGGTACAGTTTTCTTAGATGGAAATGTAGCTGTTAATCAAAATGGAAGTAATATTGTCAACGAGGTATTCACAACTCCTGGTGACGTTTTATACACTGGAGGAACAATATTCCAGGACGATTCTTTATTTGCACAAGCCACAGGAAATATCATTGATTATCCAAAACCGCTTTACGGAACTTCAACAAGAAGATTATTGGTAACCGATAGTGCTGGTAATACAATCAACGATACTACAGTAGATTACAACTCTAATACAAATAAAACATTTAGTGTAGTTGGAGGTAGAACTTATTATGTGAGAGGTTACACTAATTTTAGTTACCCAACATCTGCTTTCTTATATATTTCTGGAGTATTCCAAAACGCGGGTGGGGAATATGTTTTCGTATATAATTTAAGTGATGCCGTAGATGGAAATTTCACTATAGATTCTCCTTATGGTATAAGTGCTGATATGTATCTTGGTCCTGATTGTATTGGACCATCTGAAGGATCTATAGGTAATAGTTCGTCTTCAACGGTAACAAAAGGTCAGTTTGGATCATTTAATGTTGGCACAGGAACTTACGCTATTTACGGATTTAGTGCGTATAGGATATACAACGTTGTATACATAGATGGATCTCCATATTACCCAGGCAGCACTTTTACTAGAGGCGTTACCACGGTTACTGTTGGTATTGACACGAACTGTAATGCTTTTGCTTAGTATCACTTTAAACTAAAATTTTATTAAGTTTCAAAAATTGATTAATATTGGGTTATGTCAAAAATCTTCGTTTCGATAGCGGCCTATAGGGACCCCGAACTTTTACCAACTTTACGTGATCTAATCAATAACTGTCAAGAACCAGAAAACTTGCACATATGCGTGGGTTGGCAACACTCTGAAGAGGACACTTGGGACAATCTAAATGAATTCGTTAGAGACGACAGATTCACCATATTGGACATTGATCATAAGGATTCTTTAGGAGTTTGTTGGGTAAGAAATAAAATTCAAGATTATTACAACGGAGAAGACTACTACTTTCAACTAGATTCTCATCATAGATTTACAAAAAATTGGGATAGAACTTTGAAGGACTACGTTAGTTACTTACAAGTTAAAGGTCACAAAAAACCAATTTTATCTGCGTACATTCCAGGGTATTTTCCAGATAACGATCCAGCAGGCAGAGTGCAAGAGGTGTGGGGATTAAATATCATGAGATTTCTACCTGAAGGCGCGGTGTTCTTACAACCATTTCATGTACCAAATTGGGAGAACAGAACTGAGCCATTCAAAAGTAGATTCTTATCAGGACACTTTATCTTTACTTTAGGCAAATTTGTAAAAGAAGTACCTTACGATCCTAAGTTTTATTTTCATGGAGAAGAGACCAGTTTATCTGCTAGAGCATACACTCATGGATACGATCTATTCTCACCTCACAGACCTATCGTTTGGCACGAATACACTAGAAACGGAAAGCAAAGACATTGGGACGATCACTCAACTTTTAATGATTTAGACAAAGCCTCTTACGCAAGATTTAGAGCCTTATTCGAAATGGACCCAGGCGGATGTCCTCCTTGTAAGAGAAGATCTTTAGAAGGTTTCGGATTTGGAACTGAGAGAACTTTAGAAGATTATGAAAAGTATGCAGGTCTTAAGTTTAAAACAAGACAGATTCACCAAGAGACTATAGCCAATCAGTTTCCTCCAATAATTTCAGACTACGAAACAGGACTAATTAGTAAGATAAAGTATTGTATAAATGTGTATAAGGGATCTTTGACAGAAACAGACTACGATTCAGCTGCGGTAGCTTTCCTAGACTCAGAAGGAAAAGACTTATATAGACAAGACATTTCTGGAGAAGAGTTAAAAGGTCTTATGAATATGAACAAAGACGATCATTTTATTCAAATATGGAGAGAATACGAAAGCGATAAGCAGCCAGTTTCATGGAGAGTTTGGCCTCATAGCGCATCCAAAGGCTGGATGGAAAGAATTGAGGACAAGATTAGCTACGAATAAGCTTTTACTAAATATTTATACAAAACACGCGTGCCTCTAATAAATTTAAAGTCTAGTTTAGCCAAAGGCCCACAGGCTGCGGATGCTAAAAACGACAATAACAATCTTTACGAAAATCGCACAAGGAGTAGAAACATTCCTTTTGCACAAGAAGCTGTAGCGCAGGCTTTTGCAAACACATACGTTCCAGGTCCGCCTCAGGATGGAGTGCCTTATTCTCTTACGCCTTCTACGTCTATCACGCCTTCGGTTACTCCATCTTTATCTATAACCCCAAGTGAAACTCCAAGCGCTTCTGTTAGTGCGACACCAAGTTTGAGTGTTACACCATCAGTTTCTCTTACTCCTACAGTTACACCTACTATTACGCCTAATGCTTCTAGAACTCCAAGTTTTACTCCAAGCATTACACCTACCATATCGATAACTCCAAGTGTTACTCGTACTCCAACTAGAACGCCTTCAGCTACTCCTAGTATATCTATTACACCTACGATATCGATAACCCCAACTATATCAGTAACTCCTGGTATTTCTGTTACTAATACTCCTACGGTATCTCCTTCAGAGACTCCAAGCGTTTCACTTACTCCTTCGATATCTGTAACTCCATCGGTGACTAGAACTCCTAGTGCAAGTATTACACCTACTATTTCTATAACTCCATCGATAACTGTTTCTAATACACCATCGGTATCAATAACGCCAAGCGAATCAATATCGCCTACGCCTTCAATTACACCAACAAGAACGCCTAGTTCTTCAGTAACTCCAAGTGAATCAGTTACTCCAAGTGTATCTGTATCTGCTACTCCTAGTATATCTGTAACTCCGAGTGTCTCAGTAACTCCTAGTATTTCAGTTACTCCAAGCGTAACAGTAACGCCTTCTATTTCTGTAACTCCTAGCGTATCAGTAACTCCAAGCATAACAGTAACGCCATCAATAACAGTTACTCCATCTGTTTCAATAACAAGAACACCTAGTATCACAATATCCGCTACGCCTAGTATTTCTATTACTCCAAGCGTAACTATAACCAGAACTCCTAGCATATCAGTAACACCTAGTATTACAGTATCAGTCACACCAAGCGTATCAGTTACACCTTCAGTTTCTATAACAAGAACTCCTAGTGAATCTGTAACTCCTTCTGTATCTATAACAAGAACTCCTTCAGAATCTGTAACTCCAAGCGTGTCTATAACAAGAACTCCTAGTGAATCTGTAACTCCTTCTGTATCTATAACAAGAACTCCTTCAGAATCAGTTACGCCTTCTGTTTCTATATCAGCTACACCAAGCATATCAGTTACTCCAAGTGTTTCTATAACAGCTACACCAAGCATATCAGTAACGCCTTCAGTTTCTACAAGCGCTGCTCCATCTACATACACAATTGACTATGATTTTTCACAATTTGCTCAAAGCGGAAACTTTACTATAACAGTAAACGGTAATACACCAGTTAACGCGACATCTACTACTAGCGGACAAATAACAGTACCTATAGGCGCTGCAATAGGAGTATCAGTCAGCGCAGGTGCAACAAGTCCACTAATAGCACAAACTAGTTTAATAGTTTACGATGCAGGAACTGAAATATATAATGACGTCGCAGAAGGAATTCCATTTGCTAGCGATCTTTACAATTATAGTGCAAATGGTAACGGAACTATAAGTGCAACATCTTCTGAATATTAATCTACTAAAAAGATAAAGATACAAATATAAAATAAAAGTTTTAAATTCTGTTATGGCAAAGAAACAACCTACAATTTTGGTGCATCTTCCATCTTATAGAGATCCGGAATTAGTACCAACAATCAAAGATGCTTTAGCACAAGCTAAGTATCCAAAAAGAGTTCACTTCGGTATTTGTAGACAATACAACCCAGAAGATAAGTTCGATAACGTAGACGAATTTAGAGGCGACAAACGTTTCCATATTATGGACGTTTTATACACCGAAGCCGAAGGTCTACCATGGGCAAGAGCTCAAATCAACGAGAAACTTTTAACCAATCAAGACTATATTCTACAGTTAGATTCTCATCACAGATTTGCAAAAGATTGGGACGAGACTTTAATCGAAATGCATAGCGGTTTAGAAGCTCAAGGTTACAAACCAATCTTAGGGGCTTATTTACCTTTATATACACCATTTAACGATCCAGAAGGACGTACTATGGAGCCATGGCAGCAAACCTTCGCTTGCTTCTATCCTCACGGAACTATCTTCATCAGACCAGGTTTATTACACGGTTGGCAAGATATGACTGAACCACCTATGAGTAGATTTTTATCAGGTCACTTCTGTTTTGCTAGATCTGAATGGGCAAAAGAGATAAGACACGATACCGATATTTATTTTAGTGGAGAAGAATTAAACTTAACAGTTAGGTCTTACACTCATGGATACGATTTATTCCATCCCCACAAGTTAGTTGTTTGGCATTCTACTATGAGAGAAGAGAGATCTGGTATGTTGAAGTGGGACGATGATTATAAGTTAGGAGTAGATTGGTTCCAAAAACAAGAATACGCAAGAAAGAAAATTAGAGTATTGTTAAGAACTGAAGAAGATCCAACTATTGATTTGACTGGATACGATTTAGGTACAGTGAGATCTTTAAGAGATTTTGAAAAGTATGCTGGATTCCACTTTAAAAGAAAAGCGGTTCAGAAGTTTACATTAGACAATAACTATCCGCCTAATCCATACATCGCAGACGACGAATTATGGGAGCAGTCTTTCATGGGATCTTTCTATCATTTGGTAACTATACATCCTCATGATTTTCCAAGAAAGAATTACAAACATATCTTAGTAGCGTTTGACGATGCAACTGGTAAAGCAGTAAATCACAAGTATATTACTGGACCAGAATTGGAAAACTTTATGCACAAAGGACAACAAATACATTACGAAGAGTTTTTCTTAACAGATGAAAAACCGACAAGAGTAGTATTTTGGGGATTCACAGAAGAAGAAGGTTGGGTTGAAAGAATAGAATATCAAATAAATAATTAATAAATGGCGAATATAGCATTCTACGGTTCACACAACTCAGCGTATGTAGTAGAAGAGAACGGAAAAATATTAACCGTATTAGAAGTAGAAAGATTTTTAAATTATAAGAATAGCGGAATGGCACAGTACATGTGTCCTAAGAATGCAGATTTATTATTCTTATCAGAGTATATTCCAAACTTTTTAAAGAAAAAATTTAATATAGATAAGTTTGAGAACTGTTATTGCATGAATACAGATGTAATAATGGAAGAGAGATACCAGCTAGAAACTTTTATTAAAGCAGATAATTACATTCACGGCAAGCATCACGAAGCTCATGTTGCAGGATGTTTCTATCAGTCTCCTTATCAAGAAGCTTTAGCTTTCTCTTTCGACGGTGGAGGTAACGATGGATTTTTTAATATCTACCATTGCTTAAGAGGTGAATCTCCTAAATTGCTAGAATCAGTTTTAAATCCTTATGAAAATAATCCGCATATTTTTTATGACTTAGGATTTTCTTATATGGTATTTGGAGAGTATTTAGGCGATATTAAAAAAGAACCTCTTAACATAGGCAACTTAGTATACTCTGGTAAAATTATGGGACTCGCTTCTTACGGAAATGTAATAGAAGAGTGGGTACCTCATTTCATTCATTTTTACAAGAGCGGACCTAATGGAAATCACTTTGGGCCATGGGACGAAACAGGTTACTACGATTACGAAAATAAGATTAATGAATTAGGAAAAAACATAGGTGTTACTTTCGACATAAAAAACAGATTGCTAGATCAGACAGCTTACGATGTGGCTGCTACTTCTCAGAGAGCATTCGAAGAATGTTTTTTAGAGTATGCAAAACCTTATTTTGAAAAATACCCTGATTTGCCTATCTGTATGGCAGGAGGATGCGGATTGAATATCTTATTGAATACTAGATTAGTTAAAGAGTTTAATAAAAAAGTATTTGTTGGACCTAATCCTAACGATTGTGGTATTGCTTTAGGTTTAATGTTAAACCAATTAAAGCCACAAGAACCTTTTGATGCTACTTATTCTGGTCTTGAATTGTTTGATATAGATTCTCTCGGTCATTATATTCAAAACTTTTACAATACTACTACTACTTATTTCAACATAGATAAAATGACAGATGATCTTATCGAAGGTAGAATCATCGGTGTTGCAAGAGGAAGAGCAGAACATGGACCTCGTGCTTTAGGAAATAGAAGCATTCTTTGCAATCCGTCTATTCCAGATATGAAAGATATACTTAACGAAAAAGTAAAACACAGAGAGTGGTACAGACCATTCGCACCAGTAGTTAGACTTGAAGATGTATCTAAGTATTTTGAATGGGAAGGAGAATCTAAGTGGATGAGTTTCTGCCCTAAAGTTAAAGAAGAGTGGAGAGAGAAATTAACGGCTATCACTCACGTAGATGGAACAGCTAGAGTTCAAACAGTTACTAAAGAAGACAACGAATGGTTGTACAATTTATTAACCGAAATGGATAGAAAAACAGGAGTAGGAGTTTTATTGAATACCTCTTTTAATGTTGATGGAAGTCCTATTCTTTCTACGATTAAAGAAGCCTTTAAAATTTTAGAGTCTACACAAATGGATGGTTTGCTATTAGAAGATTATTACATACTGAAATAAAAAAAGTTACATGTTCAAAAATTTAGATTTTTATATCGACAAATATTATACCGATAAAAAAATAAGTGGTTACTCTCAAGCGTACGAATTCCTATTTAACGAAATTAGAGGAGAAGTATCTTCTGTATTAGAAGTTGGAGTGGGTAGTTTAGATGTAAACGTAGAAGGTCACTTTCTACAAATACAAAATTTATATTATCCTGAGTACAAACAAGGCGGATCTTTAAGAGTGTGGAGAGATTATTTTCCAAAAGCCCAAGTACATGGATTAGATATAGCCGAGGATTGTAGAATTTCAGAAGACAGAATCAATACTTTTATTTGCGATTCAAGAGATAAAAAACAATTAGATCAAGCATTACAAGCCAACACTTACGATATTATTATAGACGACGGATTGCACAAAGCAGAGGCACAATTGCAAACATTAAAGAATTTATTCGGAAGAGTTAAATTTGGTGGTTTTTATATTATAGAAGATTTAGGAGGCGGAGGAGATGCCACAAATTTATTTGCTGACAGAAAAGAAGATATCGTTCCTTTAATAAAAGATCATGAATATTTTTGGAATGGAAATTATATAGTAATAAAAAAGACAGGGTCTAGAAAAGGCCAATTAAATTCTATTACCGACTTTAATGAAGAGTCTGTATCTGCGTACGAAGAGCAACCTATTGGCGCAATAGAAAAAGCTGGATACGAAAAACCTTACAACGATTCTTTAGCGATTGCTTTACATTATTTAGGTCAGAACTTTAAAGATATATTTGTATTTCAAGCGGGAGCAATGGACGGAATTACTTTCGATGACATGAGAGGCTATATTGATAGATATAGTTGGGGAGGAGTATTCGTAGAACCAATACCTGAAGTATACGAGAAGTTAAAAAGTAATTTAAGCACACGATCTAATCACATATTTGAAAATGTAGCAGTAGCAGATTACGATGGAACTTTAGAGATGATGTATGTTCCTGATAGTAAAATACAAGAATACGATTTACAGCTAGGATATAAAGGAATGGCAACTGCATTTCCACCAAGAAACGGTTTCGCATCAGATTATGACAGAGATATTTTCGTAAAAGACAATTACTCAGAAAAAATAAATGTAAAGTGTCTTACTTTAGATTCTATATTAAAAAATAATAATGTAGAAAAAATAGATGTGTTCTTGACAGACACAGAAGGAATGGATTGGGAAATATTTAAACAATTAGATTTAACCAAGTACAGACCTAAGTGTATTAGAATAGAACACATGAATCTTTTTGAAGAAGAGTTATCTGCATTAAAAGAAAAATTAGAAATTGGAGGATACGTTTACGAAATTGGCGCGCAAGACGTAGAAGCAATTGATATCGCATTTGCAAAACAAATCCCTGAAAATTACGATTGGAAAAAAGAAAAAAATAAACTAACTGTAGTAACAGGTCTTTGGAATATTGGTAGACCTGGTAGATCTTTCGATCATTACTTAGAGTGTTTCGATAAGTTGTTGAAAGTGGATGTTAATATGTTCATCTTTATACCAAGAGAATTGGAAGATTTTGTTTGGCAAAGAAGAAGTACATCTAACACTGCAATTAAATACTTTGAATTAGACGATATTAAAAATATGTTTGGTCCTTTTTGGGACAAAGCACAAGAGATTAGAACTTCAGAAGATTGGTTGAATAGAGCCGGTTGGTTAAAAGATTCTCCACAAGGTAGTTTAGAGTGGTACAATCCAATCGTAATGTCAAAGATGTCATTATTACACGATGCTTCTATATATGATTCTTTTCAATCGGATAACTTTGTTTGGGTAGATGGTGGAATTACAAACACTATAAACTACAACTTATTAATCCAAGAAAGATTCTTTGATAAGTTAGAAAAATATCTAGATCCTTTCTTATTCGTACAATATCCTTATCCGTATTATGGGCAAGGAGTTAAAGAAGTACACGGATTTGAATGGGATGCATTGAACAGAATGGCTGGTGGAACTGTTGAGTGGATTTGTAGAGGAGGATTATTCGGTGGAAACAAAGAAGCTATTAAAGAAGTCAATTCTTATTACTGGCACTTATTAAACGACTCTTTGAACGAAGGTCTTATGGGTACAGAAGAAAGCTTATTCTCTATATTAGCAGAAAAATACCCTGAATTATGTAGAGCGACTAGAATAGGAATTAACGGACACATTCAAGAGTTTGTTAGCAAAGCATTAGACGATACCGCAGAATTAGAAGCCATACCAGAACGTAGAGCTAAATTACAAAAAAGAATAGTAGACGTTGACAAATTAAAAATGTCTATCTATATGTTGACCTTTAATTTTCCGTATCAAGTAGAACATACTATTCAAACTTGGTTAAAGCATCCTAAGTTTATCACTAACACTAGGAATATTTTAATTGATAACTCTACTAACGAAGAAGCAAGAATAGAGAATGCTAAACTTTGTGAGAAATACGGATTCGAACATATCATAACAAACGAGAATACGGGAATTAACGGCGGTAGATTCAGAGCAGCTAAACACTTCCAAGAATCAGATAGTGATTATTACTTATTCTTAGAAGATGATATGGGTATTCACCCACCAGAAGAGATTGGATTTTGTAGAAACGGATTTAGATTGTGCGTAGATAATTTATACGATAAGATTTTAAAGATAATGCACGGAGGATCTGATGTAGACTTTTTAAAATTATCTTTCACTGAGGTTTATATGGACAATAACATTCAAGTGTCTTGGTACAATATTCCTCAAGCAGTAAGAACAGAGTTGTATCCTGATTATGATAAATTGCCTGAACATGGATTAGATCCTAATTGTCCAAGAACTGTATTCGATAAGATAGAATTCGTAGATGGTTTAGGTTATATTACTGGAGATGTTTACTACGCTAACTGGCCAACTATATGCGGAAAGAAAGGCAATCAAAAGATGTTCTTAGATACTACATGGGAAAGACCTTACGAACAGACTTGGATGAGTTACATGTTCCAAGAAACTAAAAAAGGAAATTTAAAACCATCTGTATTATTGGCAAGTCCTATTCACCATAATAGAATCGCTCACTATAAACCAGAGGAAAGACGAGAGAACTAATATTTATTAGAGTATGCCATTTATCCAATTTGAACCATTTACTCTTTCATTCGAAGCAGAATCTACCATCTATCAAAAAGAGGTTAGATGTCAAGTGAATGAAAACGATTTTAACTATACGCTTAACCCGTCTGCAATTAAGGCAGGAACAAGCGGATCTTATATTGACGCTGTAACAGGTTCAGAGTTCAGACCTTACGTAACAACCGTAGGAGTATACAATGATGCAGACGAATTATTAGTAGTAGGTAAACTATCTACTCCTTACCCAGTTCCACCAAATACAGATATGGTATTTGTTATTCGTTGGGATAGCTAAGATATTTATTAGAAAATAGTCTATGTCAAATTGGTTATATGAAGGGAAACAGCTTACTCAACTAAAAGATTTCCCAGATGATGTTGTAGGATTTGTCTACAAAGTCACAAACAATAAAACCGGCAAATTCTACGTCGGTAAAAAAATCCTTAGAAACGTACTAACAAAAATTCTAACAAAGAAAGAGATTTCAGAGTGGATTAAACCAGGACGTATCCCAAAGAAAAGAAAAGAGATCAAAGAAAGCAATTGGGCAGACTATTATGGCTCTAGTAAGTTAATCACAGAGGATATCAAAGTATTCGGCAAAGAAGCATTCACTAGAGATATATTAAGAGTTTGCACCACGAAGAAACAGATGAGCTATTGGGAGACCTATTATCAAATGACTCTAAGAGTTTTAGAGGTAGAAAGCTATAACGAGAATATAGCAGGCAAATGGTATCGCAGGGATGTCAATCCAATCACACCCGAGCTCGAGGCCGAAGAGGAATAAGATTTACGATAGAATATTAAGACAAAATAAAAGGGAGCCCAAATGAGCTCCCTTTCTTATTTACTAACTATATGATCCTAATACATTAGACTTCTGTGCTGTATTCCTTCTAAAAACTCCTCTTGACCTTCTTTTGCCAAACTGAAATTGTCTGGGAAAATCCAAGTGTAAGGTATATTCTTGGTCGGTTTCTTTTCACCATGAGAGATTGCGATGTGCTTCCAAAAGAAACACGTCTTGTCTTCAATGTTCAGATACTTCTGGGAAGTCATGGGATTAGAAGGGTGATTCACTAATAGATCCATCTGATATAACCATTGCTCAGCCTGTTTGTTCTCAGGAATGAATGCTCCAGCTTCGTTAATAGTATACTTAACTTTACCGTTTAGATTCTGACCACCGAATATCTGGTGCAATCCATCGAAGTGTCCAGTTCCACCGAATAGAATAGACTCAGGATCTACCAAATGTGGATAACTCATTGCGATGTATCTTGCAGTGTTCTTACATGGATACAAAGGACTTCTAAAGTTTTGATGCTCTTTAAAGTAAGACTCTAACTTCTTAGCGAACTCCATCATTGTGTAAGGTCCGCGTTTACCATCTTCAACGTCTTGTAAAAGATATGCTAAATCTCTGCCTGCAAATTTAGGTCCGTGTAATAACCAACTCTTAACGTCTGTACCTTTTGGGTAGTAGATCTGAAATAGATCATTTCTAGCATGACGATTATTAACGAAGTGTTCTTTGGTTGCTTCTTCGCCTTCTTTTGCAAGTTTCATAAAAGTTCCCCAATGCTCGTTACTAAAACTAAACACTAGAGTGTAAAACATTCTTAGTTCGTTATCAGTAACATTATCTCTCATGTAATAGCAATAAGGATGTTCGTGCCAATGTAAGCGATGAGAGAAGATCTGATACTCGTCCTTTAATAAAGCGTCTTGTCTTGTGTCGTATTTTTGGCAGAACTCAAAGAACTTTTCAATGCGTTGCTCTAATGGCCAATCTCGCATCCAAGAGTCTTTTGGTTTCTTGCCTTTGAATTCTACTTCGCAAGTGTTTGGAAATAAAATGTCACTCATTATTTTATATTTTTCTTTCTGAATGTTGATGTACCGTGTTCTAAAATATTCTTCTCTTCTTCTTTTGATATTTTAAAAAGCTTTTTCACGTAAGCTGGGTTTCTAGGAATAATCAAAGAAAGTTTTTTCTCTGGGTTGAAAGAGCCTTCTAATACTTTAGTCATACACTCTTTAGGATCTACCTCTAATACATAACCATCGAATTCGTGTGGTACTTTAGAAGGCAAAGATAAGATGTAGAACTTATCGCACTTGAATATGTTGTTTAGATTCTGTGTTGTTTTACCTGCATTAATTGCCCAACAGTCGAATTTAACGAACGGAGTAATTGCTTTTACTTGCACAGTAGCTCCGTCAATTTTCATGTCCCAATAACCGAATTCGTCTGTGTTAATTTCTACTTGATGTTTTTTTGAAAAGTGGTTGTACACTATTTTCTCTGCGATATTGCCTGTGGCTTTTATTTTAAAATCGCGTTGTGTTGTTTGTTTCATTTATAATGTTCTTGTACCCTTTCCTTGTATTGCTCTTCTGTTATAAGAAGTGATTTAAGTACCTTGTCATCGGAAGGGTGTTCTGTAATACCGTTAAAGCTTGGGACAAGACCAAGATCTAACATTGCTTTCTGACGACCGTATGGATGGTCTTTAATACTGCTGCTGTTCCATACATGATCGAAATCTAAGTGATCGTAATCCGCTCCTGGTTTTACGTAGTTCTCAATCCATCTAATTGAGTCACACGCAACGTCCTCAGCGTTATACGGAAAACTACCAGTGTCGTCGTATATCTTCATCATAACCGAATCCAAAAATACTTCTTCTGGCATTTTCGTAGACTTCTTTGCTAAATAGCTAACGCACTCCTTTGCATTCGTACCGTAATAGAATGGACTTTCACGATTAACAAATTCAGGGAACCAATCGGCTATGTCAGCAATAAATGCAGCGTACTGAAATCTAAAAGCTCTTAGTCCTCTGTCTGCGTTCCACTTAAACATAAAGTCTCCTACTTCTCTCAAGTTTTTCTTTCCACCAGTTTCTAAGAAGGTAGCTACGTCTTCTGCTAACTGAGGAACGAATTCGCAAAGGAAATAATCTCCTCCACGTTTGTAATTGCCTTGAGGTTTAGGGAAACTTGGGAACTGATAACCTACCGATGTGTAAAATGGTTTAGTTGCTCCTTTTATGATGTCGATTAGCTGAGGTATATTGTCAGCTTGATGCATCTCGAACAGAAGCGTATTGTGATACCCTGAAGGTTTCATCGAATAGTTAATAGCAGATCCTGTTAATCTGTGAAACAAGAACAAATAGATCCACTCTCTTAAACCGAACACGTCGCGCTTACCTGTCCAATTTTTAGAAACGGTTTCTCTCTGTTTTGTCATGTGACCTTGAGTCATTTTATTCCAGTAAGGGTGATCTTCGGAAAAACCGTAAAATACGTCATTAACAATCTGTGAAAACCCCGCATACTTTCTTTCAACCACGTCGTATAGTTCAACGTGTTTCATTAATTCGTCAGGTACAGAACTGTCTGCATGTTTTATAATTCCTAAGTTACACTCTTCTTGTTGTGTTTTAGCCATTTGATAATAGCGTAAAAATTCTTCGTAGTACGGTGTGGTTGTAATCCACTTTGGGTTTGCTGTAATCATGTTATTTATTTTCTAGTATTCTTCTTGTTTCCATTCTCTTCCACATAGCTTCGGTGTGTATGTGATAATATTCTGGGTCTGTCTCTAACCACTTCTCTTCATCTACCCACTCCTGTCTACCGAATCCGATACCTGCAATTTTAATGTGTACTGCACCATCTCTTTTTAATGCAATACGTTTAGTTTTTTCTATGGCTTCGTCTTGAGTTCTTGCCATAACACAGCAAACATAATCTTGTAATCTATTCCAATTAGGTTGCTCTTCTCTTGAATTAGTGTAGTGTGCGTAGTAAACTGTCATTGGTTTTGCATCGTTCTGCTCTCGAAGTATTCTCTCTTTTTCTGCTCTTGCCCACTCAACATAGAAGTTTAGTACATGATCATCAGGATCTACGTCGTCGTATTCGTTACACTGAAATATTCTCCACGAATCTATTGCGTACTTACCAACTCCTTTAAGTCCAATTAGTTTGTGAGTAGGAATATAGATAGGATTGCCATACTCTTGTACTAACTCCAACCACTCATAAGAGAACTGTTTCCAAGCTTTTACTCTTTTGTTATAAAAACCTAAAGGCTTGATTATCTCTATGATCTCTGCGTCCGGACAATCGATTAAACGTTCTGCTGTACCGCATTTGTTAAAGAAGTGTTCTCTAACTTCGTCTACTTGTCTATGATGTGTTTGATTTAGCATGAAACAGACCATTAACATTTTCCATGGGTCGTCTCTGTACTCTTCCTGTCTAGTGAGGTAGGGTGATGTTTGTAATCTCATAACTTTTATTGTAATCAAATATACGAAAAATCTATCAAATCTATTCGTTTAAGTTCCTAGTAACATAGAAATAGGGGCTGGGGCCCCTACTCTTATAGTAATTCAAATTTGATACCCAAATCTTTTAATCTCTTTTTAGCTTCTTCGAACTGAGTGTCTTCTTCGAAACAGAGCGCTCTCATTTTTGGTCTGAATGCTACTAGTTTTATTTCGTCACATTCTATCGCTTGTTCGTCCATCTCTTCTACTATCAAAACTTGCATAACTTACTTTTTTTGTTATTAAAAATTTCTCTTAGCTGCGATTGTATCTTTAACGAACTGCAAGATCTCTCTGTAGTCGAATCCGTCAGCCATTAAGCTTTCGATACCTGCTTTTATTCTATCTCCACCTAAACTCATCATTCTATCGTCGTCGCTCATATCCATATCGTTATCGCCTTGAGTAATCTTATCGATACCCGTTTTGATAGAACCGAATGGATCTTCGTCTTCGATAGATTCCTCCATACGAGAATCGGCATTTTTTAAGATATCTTTAAAGTGAGTTAGTATTTCAGGTTTGCTTACGCCATCATCTAATAGATCTGCAATGTCTTCTTCCCAAGTGTGATTCCAATCTTGCACTCCTTCGTTTTGAACCATGTGTTCCGGCTCTGTGTGATCTGTAGAAATATCGTCGTTAAAATCGTGGTTGATTTGTGTGCCATGATCTTCAGCAATTTCTTCAGCAGGTGTAAGCATTTTTTCTAACGTAGTGAATATTTTCGCCATTAAAGCTAAATAACCTTCTTTTGTTTTCCAAAGATCTGTACCAGCTGCAACTACTTTTTGTAGTTTTGGTTCGTCCATAAATCCTTCTTCTGATTCGTGAACTTCAACTGCGATACCGTCAACTCCTTCCCAACCTGGTGTAGCGTATATGATTGCGTTAGGGTATTTTTCGCTAGTCCAAGAGATCGATCCAGCTTGTTGTTCGATATCGGATTTCCAGTTACCAACTTCTTTACCTACTAAATCTTTTTCCCAATCCATTCTCTCTGCTTTACCGTTCCAATCTGCAGTGTCAGATCCAGCAAAAATATCGTCTGCTGTTTCTTCTTCTTTCATGTGTGGAGCCTTGTAAGCCGCAGCTTTAGCACCAACCACAGTTTTCTTGTCGTGATCTTTAGCTACTTGTTTGTCTAAAGTATCGCTAGAACGATGACGACCCAAATTAGTACGAGTGTTAGCGTGAGCCATTTTACCAGCGTCGCCTAAAGATTTAACGTCGCCTTTCTCGTCTAATTCCTCTTCCTCTTCGTTAAGTGAATCTATTACCACGGCCTCGGTGAAATTGTCACCTATAGGTTGGATGTCTTGATACCACATTTCGTTAAGCTGTTGGTAAGATCCAACTTGATTGCTCTTCATGTAGCCTTTTAAGTCGAAGTTATTCTTCATGTAATGTTGTTTAATTATACGTTAATAAATATCAAGCCATATCAATTAGAAAACGACCCATCGTTCCCGCAGAACTGTAAATACAGAAATGAGAAATTATCCCAATGGATCCAACCTAGGTTCGTAATTAGGCTTGTATTCTACCATTGCTTGATGGTACACAGTCTGTTGGAACTGTCCGTTGTGTTGGAAATTTGCGGCCATGCCACCCAAGGGTTGCCAACCCTCCTTGATCATGCGGTTAATTTGATCCACGAATGCCTGCTCGCTGTTTGCGTACACGACCTCGTAACGTTGTATTTTCATATTTGTAAGTTTAAATTTCGTAGGCCTCAGCGACCTCTTTTATTGTTGCGATTGCCAATTCGGTAGTACACTCGAAGCCTTCACGCTTTCTGTTTACGCGTTTACCGAACTGCTCTAGTTTCTCGTGCACTGTTTTTTCTATGGATCGAGCGTTAACGCACTTGTGTTTGTAGACCGAGAACCAAGGAGTAATCACGCCAGTAGCAGAGTTTATTTCTCGTACCCTCTCGTCTACAGACTTTGTGGTCATGCCGATTTTACAAACGCCAGGTAAACTCTTATTGACCAGTACGTAGACCCACTGCGGCTTTCTAACGCTACCAGTTGGATCGAGTATGGCCTCGCCAAAGTAAGTCACGTCCTCCCATCCGTCCTCGGTCGGAGTGCAGGTAAATGCTTTGGCCTTTTGTAAAGCGTACTTGTCGTTCTCAATATCCAAAGGCACGTAGAATCGAGACTGTTCTGCAGATATGCGTTTCATATTAGAGTTTCATCTTAAGAGTTTGATTGATCTCGACCAGGGCTTCCCTAATCTCGTCCAATACTTTCCAATAGTTTAGTTGCTCGTTCTCACTTACTTGATCCAGTCCTCGTAGGCCCAGATGTAGGCCTCCACCTTGTCGTCTGCCGTTCCGTCCTCTAGATACCTCTTCGCGTCCCGATCCACTTCCCATCTCAGGCCCCACGAGTCCGCTTCCACTAGAATCATTTCGATCATTAGTTGATCTTCGTTGCTGGTTGGTTGATTGCTCATGCATGATTAGCTTTTAAAAGGTTCGTCGTCGTAGAACGATTCTGAGAAATAGATATAAGTGAACAAGGTTCCGATGGTGAACTCGTTTAGAGCGTGTGTGAACTCTCCACGTAATAGGTTAAACAGGCACAGCAAATAGTTTGCTACGATTAATGCTAGCGTGAGATACTTCATGAATTTTTTCATATATTTGTATTTAATTTTTGGGGTAATTACGGAAATTGGATATCCTCCGGGGTGTCGGCCATAGTGCGCTCTCTAATATTCTGCAGCCTGAATTCAATGGCCTTTAGACTCTGCTCGCACTCACGGATACGCCACAAGGTGTCCTGTCTTGATGACGCCTTACCCATGGCACTAATGTTGGTCATAAGATCTATTAGCAAGTCGAACATAGGTTATGCTTTTGTCATGGTTTGAAAATAGCGGATGCCTTGATTGTCTGTGTGAATTACTATTGGTGTATCGGTGATAACATAATCGAAAGAGAGTCTGTCGTTTACCTTCTTTTCCAATTCTCCAACCGTGTTTGCTTCTACGATAATGTAGTCTAATTCTTGTGCCATTTTATTTGTTTTTTATATTATAAATTATTTTTTTTTAAATAGAGTTAAAATGAATCTAGCGTTCTCAATTTGAGCGTCCAAAAGTCCTCTGTCGTATACGTCGTCGTAATTTCCAATATCGGTAGGATTAAAATCTTCTCCGTCCTCTAATGCCAATTCTGTAGCTGTTTTTAAAGCAGCTAATTCAATGTAGCTATTGATCTGTTCTTGCGTAAATGGTGACATATATTTGTATTTATACTTTTAACAATGTGAAAACCGGGGAATTCTCGGTGACGGACCAAGGGACCAGGGGCCCCCTAGCAGTTCGCTACCTCCGATAACCGTGTCGTTGGTGGGACGCTAACGGGTTGCTAGCGTAGCGTTGTTGACCGAAATCTTTTGCTAGCAACCCTTTTGCAATCCAAGCAGAGCTTACGCTGCCACGAAGCGGTCAGCGATCTGCCATAGGCCTTGATTAAGAACCATGTCCTCCATAGGATTGGTGATGGCTCTAGCCGTTCTGTTGTTCATCTGATAGCCTCCTTTGATCAGGTTCTCTTGTACTCTATTGAATGTGTGCCATAGAGTGTTTGCTCTGTCTGCGTCTCTGCGTGGGTTCAATATCTCCATGATCTCGTACTCCTCGGGCGTTCTGTCAGTTGAGATCCTTAACTTCAAGGCGTCTGTAGCGAATGCTCTTCTCTCTGCCGCTGACATTTCCTTGCCTGCCCATCTGGATATAGTACCTACTGTCTTGTTCATGATGCTCATCTTCTCTTCTATCTTCTCCTTTAAACTGTCTAAGGTAAACTTGGTGTGTCTCTCTTTGAAGCCACCAAAGTCTTGTGTCTTAAGCACCAAGCCGTTCTCGCATACCAATCTGAATAGACCTGCTTCGAACTGTAATGGCTTTGTACCGTCGTGTGAGTTAATTACTACTATCTCAGGTCTTGCCTCTACTCCACCATTCTCGTCCTTGATGTAGATGTCGGGGTGTTGGAACCTAACGATGTGTATACCGTAGTCCTTACGTAATGCAGACTTGGATTGGGACTGCTGTACCTTTGTCAGTTGCCATCCTTGGCTGTTCATCTGATCAATGATACCTGTAGTTGGTGTGAATGTGTATAGCTTCTGATTGATGTAAGAAGCAGGCTCCGTAGCGAAGATTGCTGGTGCCATTACTTTTGCGCGTTCTAATGAGATCGTCTCGATTGATTTAGTCATAACTTTTATTTAATATATTGATGTAATTGGATACAAAGAAAAGAAGGGGCCGAAACCCCTTCTTGTAATGCACTATGCCATTAAGCTAGATAACTTAACTGCATTGCTGATACGTCCACGAGTTACGTCGTAAGCTTCGTTAACGATCTTGTCGTTGAAGTACTTACCAGCAATCACGTCAGACACGTGAGTCGTAGAGAAGCCAGTTGTAGCTGCTACGTTAGTGATGTCACCGTTACGCAATTTGCGGTTGATACGGCTTACTTTCTGGATGTAGCTTAACTTAGTGTAGCTACTTGGTCTGTTTGAGTTTGTGCTCATGTTGATTGTTTTTGATTAACGAATATAGGTAAATATAACCAATTCTGGCGATATTATAAAGCTAAAGTTTTAAGTGCGTCTAACTCCGTGGTGTACTCCTTCATCTTGTCTTGGTACATAGACATACCATAGTCACCCTCTTTGTAGTCTTGCATCATTGCCCAAAGTTGTTGGTACTTGATCAAACACTCGAGTATCTCCATTCTTGACTGCTTTACAGTTCTAAGCCACTGATCGGCGGTCATGGTGTCGTACTGCATGTCAAATCTGAGGTTCATGTTAATGATCTCCAATCTACTACTCAGCAATCCAATGATACCTGCCATTGTGTTGCTTCTTCTTGATAAAAACATTTCGTGCGATTCTACTACTGTTTCTTCAGGGAACGTAACGTCTATAACGTTTTCTTTTACTGTGTAATTCATATATAACTTTTATTTAATTTAATTATAGGCTTGATGCAACGATCTTGCGTGCAGCTTCTTTCGTAAAACCAACCATAACGATGTCAGATATTAACCTGCTTACGTTCTGGAACTTTCCGTTCTTAACGTTGTACTGTGCTGCCAAAGCTTTGATGGTGGTGCCTTCTCTCTTGAACATAGATAAGAAAGCATTGGCCTGCTTGATCTGGTTACGCGTTCTACAAGAGATGTTGTGCTTGGTGCCCAAGATATCTGTATAGGTTACTACTGCGTTGAAACTTACGCTGGCATTGGATTGTATCATTTTTCTCATAACTTATTGGTTTTCAATGGGTTGAGCGGTTAATAGGGTGGGCTGCAACCATAGTAAAAGTACTGCAATTCTGCTTACCAAAAAAATCTTTTAGCAACTATTTTAAAAATTCTCGATTGAGAACCAACGAGTTGCAACAGGTTGGTACCCAAAGTGTTCCACGCAGAAAGAGGGGGGCCTGCCATTGAAAACCAATCAGTTATGAGTATTTAGCCCATCGAGTGTCCAACTCTGCTTGGCACCTAGACATTAATTTATGCAATATGGGATTGTCTGGATACTGAGTCAAACGTTTGTTTAGAATGTGAATGGAGAAGTGTATCGATCCACCCTTCAACCTATTATCATGATTCAGCATGGGAATATAGTTCATGTAGTTAAAGCAAAGCAATACGTCCTCTTCCTTCTCCATATCAAATAGATTCTGAGGCACAACATGATCCAGCTGCCATTCCGTTCCGTAGTTCATTCTATTGATTGATTCGTCCCAAAAATGACTGTCTATGAAATCAATGAATTGCATTTTGCCTATTCCTATGATCTCGCTTATGATCTTGCACGGTAAATTGGTAGAGTAGTATCTGTTGACTTGCTGTTGTAGTTGTTTCTTATTCATATAGAATAAATATGTGCACTACTGCACAATTAGATTTTTTTCGGATTATATTGGATCTTGAGTGTAAATATAAAAATATTTTCTGGAGGTGGGCACAAATAAGATATTTATAAGTTCCACACTACGGGGCCCCCTTATTCAGTGATAGTTCTCCCTAGCATTGACACTTTTTAACACAAATTGACACTTTTTACCACCCGGTTATTGCTACACTCTCACGGATTTTCTAGCACGCACATAAAAAAACCCAACGTAATAGGTTTGTTGGGCTCTTTTCTATTCTATATTAAGCTCTTTTACTTAATGCTTGCGATCACCTTGTTATCGGCGGATCTCTCTACCTTCCAGTTTGGTAGCAATCTCTTTAGGTATTGTAGGTAGAAGTTGAAGCGTCTCTCGTCCTGTTCTCCTTTCTCTTTCTCGGGTACAAATTTGATGAACTCTATTGGCATGCTTCCGCTTGATTTGGCTAAAGTCATATAGGCTTCTAGTATCTCTTTTACGGTCGCCATGATCTTGTATTGGTTGCCTTCGTTTGTACTCGTGTACTTCTCTAGATCTTTTGGTTTGAACGACACTGCTATTCCTAAGGTTTCTCCCTCCTCGTCTGACTCTGCGTCTATTACTACCTCGTATACTGTGCCTTGCTCTGTCTTAAACTCGTACTTGGTTGCATCGTCCCTTTCTACTGTGGTCTTCCATGGATACGGCTTTGATTGGGCGTCTCCTATCTCTTGTAGTATATCTGATAGCTTTATCATTCTTGGTGGTCTTCTGTATAAATATCTTCTACGGCTTCTATCTCGGATAATAGGTTTCTATATAGGAGATCTCGTCTACTGCGCTATTCACTTGTAGCCAGTACTCTACTTGTATTGGTATGCTTGTCGATGCGAGTACCTCTTGTATTAGCTTTCTTGAGCATAGCTTACTGTTCTGTATCATGCACCACTCCGAGTCTTGCTCTATGAATTGGTAGTAGTAGTCTATTAGTGCTTGGGCTTTCTCTCTTGGTGTGGGTATCATATAGGTTTATTTAATATTATTTGGGTTCTAACGCATCCCACCACCAATGGCCTCCTCTAGTTACTTCTCTCGTTAATATCTTCTTGAAGCTTGGATCTAAGGTATAATATACTCCGTCAAGTCTAAGCATTGGATTATTACGACCATCTAACCCTACTATATCATTATTCGTTACTATACGTTCTATTAACTGCTCTTCTTCCCTATCGGCTATCTCTTTGTGGACTTCGTGTATCTTCTCCACCATATTATCACCGGCAACCTTCTTCATTCGATTATAGTTATAGACTATCTGTAAGAACTCCATTACTTTCGGCATGTCCTCTATTGGCACTTGATTTAATACCTCGTATCCTACTGTCTCTCTGATAATTAAATGCTCGTCTATTATGTCCGTGTCTTTCATGTTTAATTGTCTTTGTTATATAGGTACTCTTCTATGGTGTTATCTGCATCGTTGATATGGTTGCACTGACAGTCTTGATATCCTATTTCGTAGAACTCTTTCATCTGCTCTCGCTCCATCTCCTTGGCCTTCTGTGCTGCGTCTGCCAATAGTAGATAAGACATGCCTTCTAATTGTATATTTGGTCCTAGAATAGCACTGAACTCCTCTATTATGTACTGTACTGCTGTCTTGGTCATATTACGGTATGTATTTTACTGTTTCCTCCTTTGTGCCTTCGAATGGCTCGCCTGTCCTCATCTTATTTATGGCCTTCTCCGCCTCTTCTATGGTGCTGTAATACTTGGTGTACCAATAACAATCTCCCATTCCACACAGGTATTCTTCTATGTCCTTCCACGTCTTCCAATTTCCTGGTATAAATGGCACTCTTGTTAACTGCTGTACGTAATACTTTGTAGATACTATCGTGGCGTCCTCGTAGCGATCTAGCTTTTGTATTCTGTACTGGTCTAGTCCGTACCTCTTTCTTCTGCTCTCTTTGGTTCCGAATGGTTCAAATACCATTATCCATACTATTGCTAAAAAGCAGGCTAATGTGCATAATACGCTTATCATAACTTATTGTTTTATACTACTTGTAATCTAAATCCTAATTCGTGCAGACTGTCTGCAACGAACAGCTTACTGTCGTCGAACATGGTAATTCTTGTGGCATCTACGTAGTCCTTTGTTGTCTTGTATGTTTCCATATCTGTCAAAAAGAACTTAGTGGTCTCCATGTATTTGATATAGGCAGCGTTGATTCGCTTTACATCTGTACTGCCATCCAAATGTAATTCGTTTAATTCTATAAACATAACTGTTTCGTTTGGTTGTAATTGATTCTTTGTTTGTATTGTTGAGGCACTACTCCTATAATACGAGGACGGTCCCGAACTGCTCATCAAGTGCTGCATTAGTAACAGCGCTGCTCCGCCTATCATAACTCAACGGTTTTCTGTAGTGATAAGTACCTGTTGATCCATCCTCTGTCCGTGTAACGAGAAGGCGTACCCAACAGTCTCGCCAAAAACTTAGTGTCTTTACTACTTAGTCTCTTTATCATTTGAACTTTTTATCTTTCTCATCTCGTGACAGAACCAATACTTGTCCTCTTGCCATTTTCCGGTCAAATTAGGGAACCACTCGAAGAACATGCCCGTGGTCAATGCCTTTTGGTACTCGTCGTAGTACTCCAACTCCATCCACGTCTCTTCGTAGTGAGTGCCTTCGTTGCCATTTTGTCCGATCACGTCCATTCTTGAGAACAGCTTTGTGTTGCCCTCTTTGTCTTGAGTGTTGACTCTCTTCCATCTGTCCACCACCTCTTCTCCTTTCATGATGCGATTAATGTCCTCTTGTACTCGCATTGCAATGGCCAACTCAAACGCCTTGTACTTGAAAGAGGTAGTGAAGTAGAACCTTGGCCAATC